TCTATTGATAAATATATTCCTACTGAATATCTTGAAAGTTCTATTGAACAAAGACAAGAACTCCTTAAAGGTTTAATGGATTCTGATGGTTGTGTAGGTCAAAAGAATAGATTTAGTTTTAATACTACATCTAAACAACTTAAAAATAATTTTGTATATCTTTGTAGGAGTTTAGGATATATTGTTACAGTATATGAAGATAAACGTGATACTAATATTTGTTATAACATTCATATTTTAACAAATGATATTATTTTTAGTAGTAAAAAGCATTTGAATAAATATAATTCTTATAAGTCTAAGACTACTAAATATAATGACCATATTTATATTAAATCTATTGTTAAATTAAATTATGAATCCGATACTACATGCATTGCAGTAGAAGGTAATGATAAACTCTTTATAACAAAAGATTTTATTATAACTCATAATACTTATATTCTTCGATATTTTCTCGATAATATTGTTAATAAGTCTTATACTGTTACAGCTCCTACACACAAAGCTCTTCGAGTTCTTGAATCTCAAGTAGGTAGAAAAGGTATGACTTTGCATAGTTTGCATGGTCTTAAACCTAATATTGATTTACAGAATTTTGATATTGAGAATCCTCAATTTGACCCTCTTAATCCAAGCAAGATACAAAATTATAATCTTGTTGTGATTGATGAATGTTCTATGATTAATAAGGATTTATTCCAACTTAATCGAAATCGTGCTACTACTTATAATGTTAAGATTCTTTATGTTGGTGATTCTCTTCAGCTACCACCTGTAAATGAAGAAATATCTTTAACATTTGCTACTGTTAAGAATAAAGTTGTTCTTACTGATATTGTACGACAAGAAGAAGGTAATCCTCTTCTTGAACTATTTAGTCTTTTAAGAGATGATATTAAAAATCAAACAAATACTTTTCTGAATTATATAGTTCGAAATAGGTCTAATATACAAGATGGAATTGGTTATGAAATTATTCCACGAGCCATGTTTAATCAAAGACTTATTGATGAATTTAATTCAGATACATTTCATAAGAATATAGACCATTTTAGAATTACTGCTTATACGAATAAAGCTGTTTCTGATTGGAATAGTATTGTTCGTAATAGTATAGTTGGTAAAGATGCTGATATAATTCATATTAACGATTTGGTATTATCTTATAATACCATTGTTGATGAATTTAAAGAACCAATCATTCTAAATAGTGAAGACTATATTCTTGAAGATATTAGACCTTATATTAGTGATGAAGGTATTAAAACATTTGCTGTTAATCTTAAATCTATGTATGATGGTCATATAACTCAACCATTTCTTATCGTAGATACAAAAGATGCTTCGTTTCTTAAATATAAGGAAATTCTAACACATCTTTATAATAGAGCTGCTAATCGTGTTCAACATGGTTGGTATGTTTATTATAAATTCAAGAATCGTTTTTTAACAAATCTTAAATTCAGTATTGAAACTATTCAAGGAACCAAGTGGATTAATAAAGACATAGATTATGGTTATTCTATGACTGTTCATAAAACACAAGGTTCTACTTTCGATAATGTAGCAATAGATTTGACAGATATTGTTTTCCAAAATACGAGATTTGGTCGTAGAGAAAATGATATCGATATTCGTAATAAACTTATGTATGTAGCTCTATCTCGTGCTCGCAAAAGTGTTATTATGAAGTATTAAACATAATCTTATTAATCAGACTGTTTCATCTGATATTTTTAATAGTATTAATATTATGTGTAATGCTTGTGAAAGATGTTATTTATCTATTGCTAATCGACGAATACCCGGTGGGGGAGCGGGTTGCACGCCCACTTTGAGGCGTACTATTATGTTTGTTGGTGATACACCAACTATTACAGATTATAAAACTCAAACTATATTTAATGGTCGTTCAACTAAAATAGTTAGTCAATTCATTAATGATTATAAACTAACTGCTTGGACTATTAAATCAACTCTTATTCAGTGTGTTTGTGCTGAACCAACTGAACATTATGCTGAAACTTGTTATCCAAATTTTATAGCAACTATTAGGAAATATAAACCTACTATTATTGTTGCTGTTGGACAATTTGTTTATCAGTTCCTTAAAGAAGAAAAATATAAAAGTATGGCATCAGTTGTTAATAAACCAGTTAGGTTTAATGATGCTATATTAATTCCTATATATTCACCAACCTATATTATGCGTAACAAATGTTATTCAGAATATGTTAAATCTTTTAATTTAATTAGTGACATATTTGCTGAATTATGTAAAGAATATCGTTATTACAGATAAAGTAGTATTATTATGAATAATGCTTATGAATATGATGTAGAGATATATCCTAATCTATTTGAAGTTACTTTTATACCTAAAACAGCAGACCAAAAACTTATCGACGTTTATAAAGCTGTTGATATAAGATGTCTTGCTATTAAAAATGGTAAAGAAGGTAATCTTGAAGAACTGAAAGAAGCAAAGGCTAAATTGTTATTAGCAATGGGTGCTAAACAATTTGTTATTTGGATTGATTATACTACTGGTAAGTGGAGAAATGATGGGCCACTTATTATGGATTTCTTTATTCAACATAAAATTCTTACTGGTTATAACAGTAATAATTATGATAAAATTATGTTGGATATTTTTATTAATAATTATAAATATCTTGATGTAAAAGGTTTTAATAAGAAAGAAAGTAAACATATTACACAAATTCTATATGACCATAGTTGCGCTTGTGTAGATTTTGGTAAAGGATATAGTCGTTTACTTAATTTCAAGAAATATTACAAACGTCCTTTTACTGATTATGATATTCAAAAGATTTTATATCTTGATAAGACTTATACCAGTCTTAAACAAGTTGCTATTTGCTTAAAATGGTATCGTATTCAGAATCTACCGATTGCTTATAATTGTAGAATTAGAGAAGAGGATATTTATGATATTTGTGATTATAATGTAAATGATGTTCTTATTACATTAGAACTGGAACGTAGTCAAAAGGCTGAAATTGAACTACGAGAAGATATATCTGAAGAGTTTGGAATTGATGTTCGTAATATGTCAAGAAGTTCTATTGGTAAAGCTATTACTACATCTCTTTATGAGAAGTTTAGCGGTATTGATAGAAAAGATTTTATGGATACTAAGACTGATAGATGGAAAATTAAAGTTTCCAGTATATTAAGTCCTAAACTTAAATTTCAAACTAAAATTCTCAATGATTTACTTCGTACTGTTGCACAATCTACTATCGTTGTAGGTAGTACAAAAGATGAAGATAAATTTAAGCACGAGTTTCAATTTGGTGATGCGGTATATACTATGGCTTTAGGTGGTTTGCATAGTCAAGATAAACCGGGATTGCTAATTGCTTCTGAAATTGGTGCTTGTATTCGAGATGCTGATGTTGCTTCATTTTATCCAAATGGTATTCTTTCTTATGATGTTTATCCTGAACATCTTGAAAGAAATCCTTTTAGAGCTACTGTTGGATATACAAAAGACACTCGTGTTGAAGCAAAACATGCTGCAAGTAAAGAACTAAAAGAATATAAAAAACTACTTAATGAAATAAATACTTTTAAGAATAATCATGCTAATCAATCTATTATAGATGATTTACAGGCAAAAGCTGATGCTCTTATGAAATCAAGTAAACGTCATAAGATTAAAGCTGAAGGTCTTAAAATTGCTATTAATAGAATGTATGGTGCATTTAGAGATATAAATGATTATCTTTATGACCCTAAATGTACTTATAAAGTTACTATAAATTTGCAACTTTGTCTTTTAATGCTTATTGAAGCATTGGAACTCAAAGGTATTAAAGTTATATCTGCTAATACTGATGGTATTGTTTGTATCATCAAACCTGAACAAGAAGGTGATTATAAAACTTGTTGTGATTGGTGGCAAGAATATAACAATTTTGAACTTGAATTTACTAATTATGAAAAGTATCTTCGTAATGATGTAAATAATTATATTGCTGTTAAAGAAGGTTTTCAAGATGCTTATGATAAATTGATTGATAAAACGCCAGAAGCAATAGCTGAACTTGAAGATATTTATATTAAACGTAAAGGTCTTTTTATTGAAACTATTGCTTTTAATAAAGGTTATGCTTATCCAGTTGTTCCAAAAGCTCTTAACCTATTTCTTTTATATAATGTTCCTTATGCAGATACAATAGAAAATCATATTCATAATAGCAAAGAAGCTATTTATGATTATTGTATTAGTCAAAAGACTGATGCTAAATTCAATATTATATATCGTAGTATTGTAAACGGTGAACTTCACGATGAAGAACTTCAAAAATCTAATCGTTTCTATATTGCTGATGTATCTTATTGTAGTGGAACTATTATAAAAATTGATAAAAATAAACCAAGTAAAATCAATCGAATTGTAGCTAAATGTAGTGTTCGTCCTTTTAATGATTATGTTGAGGAAGATGATTATCATATAGATTTTAGTTATTATAAAAAAGAATGTGCTAAGATTCTATATGGTAAAAATAAGAAAACTGCTGGTATGGTTGCGGTTCAAGGTGATTTATTTGGTGCTATGTCTAATAATAAACATTTAGAGCCTATTGAAAGTCCTGAAGAAGATGGTTTGTTTGAAGTTGATTTTGAAGATGACAATGTATCGTTTATTAATCCTGCTAATGACATTCCTATTAACAATACTATCTGGGGTATGTATGGTTTTTCAAGTGAAGAGGAATATAAACGTGCAATAGAAAATGGAGATGATTTAACTTTTTAATAAAATACTAATATGAATGGTGACCTTGTATATCATGAAGTTGATAATCTTGTAATAGCTGATATTAAACCAGTTAATGTTAAAAATCATAGAATTGGTTTGCGTGTAGCTAAGTTTACAAAAGAGGGAAAGTATATAACTACTTATGCTTCCACTAAAGATGCTGCTAATGCTCTAACTATTGAGCTAAAAAAAACAAATCCTAAACAGGCTTATTACGCTATTGTTAAGGCTTGTACTCCTAAAGGTAATTCTAAAACTGCTTATGGTTATCAATGGAGATACATTACTCATGATGGTGGTATTGTAAAGCGTGATTGTGATTGATGTGTTATGCACGAATTTGATGAAATTTGTTATGATAAAACAGTAGAGGAATTACAAAAGGAAATGGTCTTTCAAATGCACTTTGGTAATTGTGAAATGTTAACACAATATATTATGGATTGTATTGAAAGACTTAAACGTGAAAATGCTCCTACTGTTTATTGGAGATATTAGAGTATGGATAAGTTCGAACGTCAAGAAATATCTTGTAATAAATGGCGTGATGCCAAAGGTCGAGGTACTCTAAATCTTATAATGAGATTTGGAAAAACACGAGTAGCAGCTATGATTGTTGGTAAGCTGATTAAAGCTAATCCTAATCGAACAATTATGGCTATCGCTCCAAATGCTGTAACTACTAAAAATCTTGCTGATAATCTTACTGAATTTTGTCTGAAAGAACAATGGATTGATATAATGAGTAGTAATACTCTTATTAATCATGTAAATAAACTTAAAATAGAACGAAAGCTTCCTATTAAAGTTGATTTACTAATTCTTGATGAAGTTCATAAGTTATTACAAGGTGAAACTCTTATGGCTATTAAGAATATAGAGTATAAATTTATTCTATGTCTTACTGGTTCTACATTAAATAAAACTCAGTTATCTATTCTTAATGAATTAGGTGCTCCAGTAATTGATAAAATTACTGAGATTGAAGCTGTATCGCAAGGTTGGATTTCAAATAGTACAGAATATAATTTAGCTATTGAACTTGATGAACATGACAAAATTAGATATGCTAAATATTCTGATATGATTTCTGAAACTCTTGAAACATTTGGTGGATTACATAAAGTGATTAATCAAGAGTTTCGTAATAAAGTTTTCGACAGTGATTTTGCATTAGTTCTTGCATCTTTTACTGGTTATAATTATAAAGATAGAAATGGCAATAGTACTTTTATTAAACCTACTGTTATTCGTAATATGTTAGCTTCATTAATGGGTTGGACTCGTGATATGCCACTCGATAATGATTATAATAAACGAATTAATAATCTTTGGAATCCCGATAATATTTACGAACGTGCTAAAAAGTTCAAAGACTTTGTTAGACAACGTAATGATATTTTAATTCATAACAGACCTAAAATTAATGCTGTTATTGAAATTCTTAAAACTAATAGTGTTCCTACTATCTGTTTTAATGAATCAATAGCTATGGTTACTGATTTAGCTGATTATTTCAGTAAAGACGGTATTCCTTTTCATAGTGCTATTGAAAGTAGGTATGTAATTAATCCTGAAACTGGTGTTCCATATACTTATAAGAATGGTGAACCTAAACGATTAGGTAAAACTTCTCTTAAAAAGTTAGCTATTGAAGGGATTAAGAATGGTACTTATAAATATTTATTTACTGCACAAAGTCTTAACGAGGGTTTAACGATAGAAAATATCGAACAAGTCATAACGACTGGTGGTAGTTGTAATTCTAATACTCACGGACAACGTGTCGCACGAGGTAAGACTTATAATTATATGAACCCTAATAAGAATTGTGTTATTATTAATCTTTACATTGATGATTTCAAAATTGGTGATAAAGATGTTAGGTCAAGGGACAAACAAAAGTTAATCCAGCGTCAGCAAGATTCCGAGAATGTTCCGATATGGGTTAATAATATTAGTGAAATTTTCGGTTAATTTCTTGCTATTTTCTTTGGTGGTACAATTATAATTACTATATTTGCGTATGGATAAACCACAAATGAAGCCAGTCGAAAAGACTGATGAAGATGTTAGTGGTGCTCTTGTTAATACAAGAAATAAAAATGGAAGTGTTGCGTTAGCTGTTAATCAAATTAATTCATTTGAACAAGCTGAAGCATTAGCAGATTGGATTGCTCAAAGTCCTGTTTTTAATAAGGGTTTTAAGGAGCAAGTTCAGAGAGAAGATGGAACGAGTGAACTTGTAGTTAATAAGAGTGCGATTGTTACATGTTTGCTGTTAGGTAATGAACTCGGTTTTACTCCTATGGTAAGTGTTACATTTGGTAAGACACTTGATAGGGAAGCAGCAATCAAAGTTGAACGTGGGCGGTCTATGGGACTTAATCCTATGGCTGCTATGCAAAACATTTACGTTTTTACTACTTCTCAAACAGAGATAGTATATACTGGTATTCATGTTGTTAATAAAGTCCTTACGGATGCCGGTATTAAACGTAAGATTCTTGAAGATGGAACTAAACCTTTTTACATATATAGATATTGTAAAAAGGAACTTGCAAATGAACTTGTTGATTATAACAAAGAAACGAAAGATGATTTTGTTGTAATTAATGATGGTCATACTGCTGATTATATTGATAAACAAGTACAAGAAGGTAAAATTCCAATTATTAGGTATGCTACTCGTCGAGCTCTTGTAGAACTTACTCGTGGTGATGAGAGTATTGCAATACCTTATACTTTACAACAAGCTATTGATGCAGGTTTGTACGTTGGTACTAAATCTGACGGTACTGAAAGTAAAGGTAAAGCTAATTGGAACACCCATCCGGAAACTCATCTTATTAAAATGTCTATCATGCTTGGTGGTAGAATTATTGCAAGTGATAAGTTAAATGGAATTTACGTTGATAGTGAATTACATCAAGCTGTATCTATTGCAAACCATCAAGCTGAAGATACTGAATTTGAAGAAGTTCCTGTTACAGAATAAAGTAATGCAAATCTATCATTAATCTATCATTCATAAAATATTCATAAATTAAAACAAATTACAATTATGAAAAAGTCTGTTTTTTCTGCTGCTAAACTTGCTGGTCTGACTGCTGTAAACCGTGGTACGAAGTCGTCGAATGATATTCGTCCGGCAATTACTACTGCTCGTGGTATGAACAAGTTTACGATGAATGCTTCGGCTTCTGCACTTATCGGTTGTGGTCATGGCGACCGTGTTGTTATGTTTGCTATGCCTAATGCTGATTCGATTAATGAGCGTTTCTTTATTGCTCTTTCGGCAGGTAGCGAGGGTTGCAAACTTGCAAGTGCTGGTAATACGAAAGGTACTGGTCGTCCTCAGTCGTTTAATTACGCTGGTGTTTGGTCGCAGATGCTTATGCAAGATAAGGATGCTGCTCCCGTAGGTGAGCGTGTTCTTGCTGATAAGGGTCTTATGGAAGAGGTTGAAACTCAGAAAGGCCGTGACGGTAAGATGTGTACTGCTGTTCTTGCTACCAAGCGAGTTGAGTATGGTGTTGAGGAAGTTAAGGACGAGAATGGTGAGTTTATTCCTGTTGAGGTTGGTGATACTATCTATGAGAAAGTCTATGTGCTTGTAGACCCGAAAGAGGTAACGCTGGAGGACGAGAAGCAGGAAGAGGAAACCGTAGCTCCTGCCGAGCCGGAAGCCGAGTTGTAATTGTTAATACCTAAAAGTATTTAACAAATCTATCATTTGCTATCATTATAAAAAGAGGAGTTATTGAATAAGTAGCTCCTCTTTTTAGTCTAATAACTTAAAGTACTTTAATTATTATTATGGCAGACACAAGTAAATCGAAAGTTAGTTCGACAACATTAATGTTTGAAGAAGAGGTTGTTGAACGGAGATTAGCTTTTAAGCCCGACCCTGAACTTGGTAATCTTTGTATGGGTATTATTAACGATGTTCGTATTGATATTCGTGAAGTACCTTTGCTGGATGATAAAGGTGTCGAAAGTACATGGGAATATGCTGGTTGTAAATTCCCCGTACTTATTATCGAATTTAAGCAGTGTAAAACTGACGCAAATCCGAAAGACCGTTATTATACATTTACTGCTAAGCCGGTTACTACTCTTAATAAGAAAGGCGAACCTGTTGAAGAGAAGACTGTTATTAACATTATTCAGCAGGTATATGGACAACTTCGTCATATCGCAAATCAGTTTAAGGGTCTTAAAGGTTATCCGGTTAATGCTGGTAAGTGTCCGGGACTCGATTATGCTGCTCCTGCAAAGGTTCGTTGTGAACAGTATCTTGCTTTCTTTGAATATTTCAAACATCTCCTCGTTGGTGATGATGAGAAAAATCCTATTTATAAGAATGTGAAACTGTTTATGAAACTTGTTGCAGATTATAACACGCATAAGTTCTTAGCTTTTCCTTCGTTTGTTAATCGTGGATTTGTTGAACGTGTTATTCCCGGTCAAAGTCCGTCGATTGAATTTGAAGCTGGTGAAACAATTCATCTTGCAAAGGATGATACTCCGAAGAATCGTGAAGCTGCCGCAGGTGCTCCTGCTCCCGCTCCCGGTGCTACTGTTGTTTCGTCGGATATTCAGAACATTCTTGATAGGTACTCGAAGTAGTATTTATCATATTACTAAAACAGGAACTTGTAAAGGAGGTAATGGAGGTAAAACTCTATTATCTCCTTCTTTTTTGGGTAATGCTAAAATTAGACTTGTCGGTAATACGTCACGAGTGGGCGTGCAACCTCCTGCCCCACCGGGAAGCGAGGCCGCAGGCCGAGCCGCACAAGTTACACTACTGATTACATGAGAGATTTCATACTTAATACACTTGACCAAGTTACAATATTTAGTAAATATTTTGGTATTCCCGAAGATGTAATCCGATTTAACATTAGTAGTCCTAATGATAGAATACGAAATCCTTTAAGAAATGATAAACATCCTTCATTATCTTTCAAGTATTATGGTGATAAACTGATATGTAGAGATTTTGGTGATGGTAGATTTAGAGGTGATATATTTGAAGTTGTAGGTTATATTATTAATAAGAATTGTAAAACAAGTGAAGGATTTGTGTATATATGTAATGACATAATTCTTCGTTGTTCTGATAAGATTGTTACTAATATTGAATTTAATCGAACTGAGCAAGAACATATTAAGAATCAAAATCTTGAAATTACTTTTGATGTTCGTAAACCAAATAAGTTAGATTATATTTATTGGGAACAATATGGTATTAAGAAAAGTAATCTAAATACAAAAGTATTTATTGTTGATAGATATAGACTTAATGAGTGGCAAACACCTTATCGTTATAGTGGTACTGACCCTTGTTATGTTTATAATGTTAATCCAAATAAGTATAAACTTTATTTTCCAAAAAGACTTAAAAGTCAAACTAAGTTTATTACTAATAATCGTTGTCCTATTGAGTGTTTACATCAACTTAAACCAACGAATTATATTGCTCTTATAAAAGGTTATAAAGATAAAATACTTTTTGAACAAATTTGTGATGAGAAAGGTATTAATGATATTTTGTTTATACCTGCTGCTTCTGAAACTATCGTATTACCTACTGACATCTACAAGTTATTGGTGTCATACTCTTTAAGCGGAAAGATATTTACTATTTTCGATACTGATGCTGCTGGAATTAATGCAGCTCATCTACTACAAGGTAGATATAATACTATTCCAATTTATTTTACGAATAATTATAAATCTAAAGACCCATCTGATATGGTTAAAGATTATGGTTATCGTAAAGTATTCCAACATTTTGATAATGTTCTAAAAAAGATTTATTATGGAGATTAAAATCAAAAACTATCTTATCAATACTCTTGATAATGGTAATAAGATTTATCTTTGTCCTATGGATGAAGAAACTTATACGAGATTAATGAATGATTTTTCTCGTTTATCTGACCAATTAAGTATTAATAGATTTGTGGATAAATATGGTTTTAAACATACACAAATTATTCTTGATGGTGATACTTATATTAGCTCTAATGATAAAGAAACATTAGAAGCTATAAATCCTATTCTTTCACGTATTCTCCCACATCCTAAAACTATTAAGAATCCTCTTAATAATAAGATTGAAAGGTCGTATAAATGTTTTTGTGCCAAACCTCTTAATCTTACAGATATGACTGAACATAAGACTCCTCTTGAAAGTTGGAATTGTCTTATGATTCGTATTGGAGAACCGCAATATGCTATTGTTATTGAAGAAAAAGTTAAAAAATAAGATATGATTCCTAATGAAGTTTTATATAAACGAGATTTAACTGGCGGTTTAGTTCGTTGGTGGGGTCGAGTTGAAAAAGTTACTAATTCTGATGGTACAGTATCTCTAAGATTAGCTTATTATTATGGTAAAGTAAATGGTGCTGAAACATCATCATATTCTCCTGTAATTAAAGCTAAGAGTAAAAAAACTGATAGAGAACAAGCTGAATTTGAACTTAATAGTGTTTATGAAAGACATAAGAAACAAGGATATAAAAGTCTTTCTGATTTAGGTATTAGTCCTTTAGATTATCTTACTAATGCAGATGATTTATTTGCAGAAATAGATAAGAGATTACCTAAATATAATACTGATGCAAATAATTGTGTTAAACCTATGAAAGCACAAAAGTTTGCTATTGGTAAGTTCGAATATCCTTGTATTGCTCAACCTAAAATCAATGGTGTTCGAGCAGTTGTTATGCTTGAAGAATTTACACCTACTGATTTATTCAGTCTTGAAGGTTTTGTTCGTGATGATAAACATTATCATACTGTAATTAAAACTAAAGAAGGTCTTACTTATCGTATTTGGCATATCGAGCAACTATTTAATGATTTTTATAATAGTTTTCCTGAATATGCTAATATGGTATTTGATGGAGAGATTTATATTCGTGGTGAAAAGGTAACAAGTATTGGTGGAGCTGCTCGTAACCCTCGAAATCCTCTTCATGAGAAACTTCAATTTGTTAATTTTGATTTAAGTATTCCCGATTTAACTAACAGAGAACGTGATAAATTAAGATTTAGTGTTTGGGAAGAATATCGTAGTAAGAAAAGTAGTGTATCTCATAATGCAATGGCTGGTAGAATTTGGGAAAATTTAACTCCTGAAGGTCATAATATGTGGGATAAATTCAATCTTATTATTCTTAATAGTGATACTATTTATGATGATAATCAAGCGTTAGCTTATATGCAAAAATGTATTGATTGTGGCTTTGAAGGAGCTATAATTAGAGATTTGTATACTGAATATAAATTTGGTTCTCGTCCTGCTACAATGATGAAACTCAAAAAGTTCGACGATGCTGAATTTGAATGTATTGGTGTTGAACACACTGGAAATCCTGATGATAAAATAGGATTTAATGTTAGATTAGTTCTCAAGAACGATATTAATGATTTAGTATTTAGTTGTACTTTAACTGGTACTGTTAATGAACGATTAGATATTCTTAATAATCCACCTATCGGAAAGTCTGTAACTGTTAAATTCTATGAAAGAACTAAAAATGGTTTACCTTTCCATGCAAACGTTGTTGGAATTAGAGATTATGAAAAGTGATGAAAACTGTTGGAACTATTACTGAAATACTTGATTTATTCTATAAAAGAATAGATGACGTAAGTATTCATACTAAACATATCGTTGCAAATGGTAAATATGGTTATGAATTAAAAGATGGTATTCTTTATTGTAGAGGTAAACAAATTGGTGTTTGTAATAAATTCGTACCATTTGTTATAATACTACACGATATTGAAGATTATCTTTATAGACCACTTGTCAAACTTAAAAATCAAAAGATTCAAGGTAAAATTGGTGTAGATATTTATAATATTTGTAGGCAAAATTCAGAAGTATTGATTGCTAATACTTATGGTATGCTTGCAAGTCTTTGGAATGGTGTAAATCAAAATCTCACTGTTACAAGACATATTCTTGAAAAAGATGTTACTAATCAAAGATTTGCTGATGTTCTAACTCATCGAATAAAATATAATAATGCTCGTAAAGGTTGGTGTTCTGCATTAAAAGATATTTTAAGTATTTGTAAAGAATATAGTCTTGATGTAGATACAATTATTAATAGAACACAGTCTTTTAATTTTACTTATGTTGAATATAAAGGTTTTATAAAAAATTATACAAGATTATCTTCTATATTCAATCTTAAAAATAATATTCGTATTACTTTAAGTCCTAAAGAAAATCTTATTATTAGTGGTAAAATTCTTTATTGGCAAACTATTCGTTCTAAAAACGTTTATATTGCTAATTGTAAGAATTATGCTGAATTTAAGAAACTTTGGAATAATAGAATTACTCGAAAGCAACTTAAAGATGTTATTAGAATTAAATTCAATGAATATCTCGACAATCAGAAAGCTATTGAAGAAGCAAAAGCTAAGAAATATCGAGAAGAGCTTGAAGTTCTAATTCAAGAATTTAGAAATTATAAAATTAGTAGTATTCCTTATCAATGGCGACAGTATGGTACTTATGCCGTAATGCGTTATGAATCAACTAATGGAGTTGTTAGACTATGGAATAATGCAGTTATTAAATTAAAAGATTTTACTGATTTTGCTCATTTCTTTGCTGCTTGTGTACAAAATAATATTCAATTAAATCGTAAAACTTGTTACAATTATAAAATTCAATTTGGTAGATATTATATTTGGGAAGTTCAAGCTAACGATTTATGGAATGCTATGTGGGGTGGTCAGTGTATTACTATTATGGATGTTATAATTATCTGTAATAGAATAGGAATTAGTCTTGAAGAATGTAAAATAACTCGTAAACAATTACTGTCGCAATTCGAGAAGCGACAGGAGGTGTAACTTGTGTGGCTCCGCCTGCTGGGCTTCGCCCAGCGGCTCCGCTCCCCGGTGGGAGAGGAGGTTGCACGCCCACTTGTCGCGTCTAAATTAATACAATTAAAGCTATGAATGTTGTAGAACCTACAATCGAATTTTGTGATTATTCTGGTCTTAGAAAGATTGAATTAATCGGTAAAGTTTGTACTAAACAAGAAGATAGTATCAAACCTGATTCAGCTGAAACTTTTTGTAGAAATAGACTTATTGATGGTCATACTGCTATATTTGAACATGAATATGTTTATTTTAATGTTGTTTCAATTCCGAATCGTATTGTTCGAGAATTTGTTAAATTAAGTCCTTATATTCGTTGGTCTTATCTTGGTAATTATATTGGTTTTTCATATCGAGTATTTCTTGATATTATGAGTAATAGTCGTAAAATGAAAGCTATTTATAATGATATTTATCATCCAAGCGAAATTAATGATTTGTTTTATAATATGCTTCTTTTGAGTAAGGAGTTTTCTCATTTACTGTTTGATGATAAAGATATTACTGCTAAACTTGAATATGGTATTGATGCAAGTCTTCGAATTGCTTCTGATGCTGAAATACGTGAACGTGCGCCGGAGATTTATAATGTTACTTATAAAATTACAACCGACAGAGGTGTTACTCATGAAGCAGTTCGTCATCGTGAAATGAGTTTTATGCAAGAAAGTACTCGTTGGTGCAACTATGCTAAAGGTAGACTTGGTTATAAATATGGTAAGAATATTAATGTAATTGAGCCGCCGTTTAAGAATGAAGATTCATTAGAGAAATTTTATGATGCTGTTGCTGGTAATGAAGCTGTATATCAAGAATTAACTAATGATGGTGAACCTGCTCAATTAGCTCGTTCGGTTCTTCCTACTGCTACTAAATCAGATATTTATATATCTGGTACTCTCGATATGTGGATTGGTGAACATCTTGAAACTGTTTATCCCAAACTCACTATTGTTGAGAATAAAGGTTTCCTTCCTCTTCGTAATCATAAAGCTGCACATCCTCAAATGATTGAAATTGCTAAAATGATTGCAGAAGATATTGCTGTTAGATTCCCTAATGAAACAGGTCGTATTATTAATTATTTTGAATAAACTACTATGGCTAATAATAATTATATATCTCGTTCAAAATTTCAAGAAGTATTTGCTAAAGCTCTTAGTAAATGTAATGTTCCACAAGATGAACAAGACAAGTTTTTTGAAGAAGGTAGTACTCTTCAGTTAAGAAATCTTGGTATTTGTATTGCCATTACAAATATTATAGATAATATTATAAAAGAGGAACTTCCTGATTATGATGGTTGTGTTTCTGGTGAAACATTTAATACTATTTATGAGTATAACAAACAATATATGTATGAACGAGAGCAGGAGCGAAAGCGAGAAGAAAACGCTTAAAGAACTTCTTATTGAAATTAATAATCGTCACGGTATGACAGATGGTAATTCATATGTTGCTCGTGAAATGGTTAGAATTTATAATAAGTTATTCAAACGTAGTATTATCTTAGCAGTTAAGAAAGAAGCTGCGTTAAGAGTGTTACATGGTCAAGAAGGTAGACAAAATGTATTTGCTAACTTTCCAGAAGAAATAATTAATTAAGATTATATGGTTAATAAATTAATTTTAATTAGTGGTAGAAAAGGTGTGGGTAAAACATATGTTACTGAATACCTTGAAGGTATGCTCGCTGGTAAAGTTGAGATATATCCTATGGCTACAATGCTTAAACGTATTGTAGCTGCTGTTACAAATTGTAGTGTATCTCAATTAGATTCTCATTATTTTAAGTTATCTAAATCTCCGTATATTGTTAATCGTTACGGTATTGATGAACAACTGACATATCGTAAGTGTTTACTTCATTTTGGTAAACTATTAAGATTTGATAATAACAGAGTGTTTATTGATGATGTTATAAATAGAATCAGAACTACTCCTTGTGATTATTTTATTATTCCTGATATTCGAGAACAATTTGAATTGAATTGTATTAAAGATTTTGCTCGTCAGAATGAAATTGAATTAACTACAATTCGTGTTCTCCGTAATACTAAAATGGATGATACATCCGGTGATAAAACTGAGTGTGATTTAGAGAATTATACTGGTTGGGATTTTTATCTTGATAATACTGCTGATGGATATGATAGTATTCATAAACAATTAACTTATATTTGTAAAGAAAAAGGTTATAATGTTAAAAAGGGTTATGTTGAACAAAAATTATTTTGATAATTTATGAGTAATTTATTTGGTATTGCGCAAAAATATGATTATCTTGTTTCGCAGATAGAAGAGAATGACGGCGAGATAACGGAAGAAATTGCAGAAGAATTAGCTATTGCTGAAAGTGAACTTGAAGATAAACTTCGTGCTTATCGACAAGTGATTGACGCTCAAAAAGCTAATATTGCTTATAATAAAGATGAAATTAAACGACTTCGTGATAGGAATACAAGTTTTGATAAAATAGCTGGTAGACTTAAATCTTCAGTTGTTGATGCTTTACATATATTTGGTCAAGTTGGTAAATCTGGTAATTATAGTCTTAAATTTCCTGATTTTACTGTTTATACAAAAGAGTCGGAAAGTGTTTCAATTAATGAAAATGCCTTAGACCCTATTGTTACTTCATTACTTCATATAACAGAAGCACCACTTCCGCCGGAAGATAATATTTTCGTTGAGAAACATAAAGAAGAATTAGATAAGATTGCTTCTATTAGTATTACAGTTGATGTTCCTATTAGCTTAGCAAAAGAGGTAGGTAGATATATTCATGATAAATTAGGTGATGATTATATTTATACTATTAAATTTGATAAGAAAGCTATTAAGGAGCTTGATAATTGGGCTAAGGCATCCAATGAATCTGACGAAGATATTGCTCGTGCTGAACGAATAGCTCATGTCATGGATAAAATTGATATGGAGATTGTTACGTCTGAAACTGCTATATATAAGTAGTCTATCATTAAACAAGTTAAAATTAATTAAACTATGAGTAAAAAGTATTTGATTACAAAAGTAATCGCTGGTGAGAAACAAGATTTTCTTAAAAATGTAACCAAAGATGGTGGAGAGTGGATTAATGACCATAATGAAGCTCTTACATTTTTGAATCTCGAAGATGCTGAAAATGAGAAAGAACTTCTGTTTAGCAAACTTGGTGCTGAACATAAGGACATTGCTCATATTCGTATTATTGAATTGTAATATAAATTAACTAATTTAATTATGGCTGCGAATATTGAATTTAATTCTAATAGAAATACTTATTCATTCTATTCGTTGAAAGATGTTCCTTGGCATGGTCTTGGAACTATCGTTGAAGAAGCTAAAACTCCTGACGAAATCATTCTTATTGCTAATATGGATTATGAAGTAGCTTTAGCTCCGATGTTTGCAAGTTTTATTCCTGCTGAAGCTAAACATATAGTAAAAGAAGATAATCACTATGCTTGTCATATGTCCAATGGTGATGTTGTCATTATTCCGGAAAGGGGTACTCGCGTAAGGGATGTATATGCTACATATCGTAAAGATAATTATAAAATTCTTGGTACTGTTGGTAGTAGGTATGAACCTGTTCAGAATACAGAAGCTATGGATTTTATATATCAAGTTTGTAAAAGTCAAATGGTAATTAATCCAAAAGATGTTATCATTCAGACTGCTGGTGTTTTAGGTATTGGTGAACGAATCTTTGTTACTGCTAAACTTCCTACTTATGAGATTGCAAAAGATGAAATGGAGAAATATATCCTTTTCACTACAAGTCATGATGGAAGTGGTAGTATTCAAGCTTGTTTTACTGATATTCGTGTTGTATGTAACAATACGTTAAATGCTGCTTTGAATCATTGTAAGAATATGGTTCGATTTAAGCATACTAAAAATGTTAAAGCTAATTTAGCAATAGGTGCTCAAATGATGCGTGACACTCTTAAATATTCTGAACAAGCTAAGATGATTCTTGAGGCTGCTGAGAATATTAAGATTAATGATGATGTGATGATTGATTATATCACGGATTTAATTTGTGACGCTAATCAGAAAGAGTTTATTGCTAAATGTGGTGGTATTGGTAAGATTCCTTATGATAATGATGTTATTTCTACTCGTAAGAAGAATCAGTTACACGCTATGGTTAATTATATTGAACGTGGCCCCGGACAAGATAGTCATCGCGGTACAATGCTTTGGCTTTATAACGGTGTTACTTCATATATTAATAACGGAATTGAATATAAAGATAATCTTAATAAATTCGATTCTATTACGCAGGGTAATTCTTTCAAACTCGGTCAGACAGCCTTTAATAAATTAGTTCAACGTTTAAGTGCCTAAATGATTACAGAAGTAGTTATATATTCTGATGGTACTGTAAATAGCTTCGATTCTGATAATTGTCAAATTCCAAGTGCTTCTGGTAGTTGGGAAATTATTCCTTTGCTTGCAAGTTGGGCTTTAGCTCAATATCCAAGTCAATTACCTGAAGAATGTAGAATGACTAATGCCAAATGTTTTATTGGTGTTAGAAAGAAAGGAGGTGACGATAGGATGCCAATTCCTATACGTCATCTCCTTAAAATGGCAAAATATATTGGAGAAGAAGGGTATAATATTCGTACCGCAGATGTAAGTGAAATCCCACAATCTGAAGAATAAGATAGCATGAAAGAAAGTCTTATAGGATTGTATGTCGATAACACGGAAGTTCCAGAGTACAAAAGTGCTGGAGCTTCCGGTTTCGATTTACGAGCCATGTTTAATCCTAATATACCTTTTCTCAATCCTGAGAATGTTGGTAAAATAGGTCTTGGAGATAAGTATATTACATCATATTTATATGATACTCAATATGCTGGTCTTGAATGGGTTATTGATTTTAATACGCTTCATAAATCTATTCGTCATGCAATAAGTCAACCAGTTGAAGGAAATACTCTTCTGGAATATATGGTTATAAATAATATTGACGCAGTTAATATCATTCTCCCATATAAAACTGTTAAATTTGAAACTAATATTTATACTGAAATACCTGAAGAAGATGAAATGCAAATTCGTCCTCGTAGTGGTATTTCGAGTACTACTTTATTAGATATTAAATTTGGTACTGTAGACAATGACTGGCGTGGTAACAGTGGAATTATAGTACAAAATCCTACACCTTTTAGTTATATTATTATTCCTAATAGTAGACTTGCACAAGGTGTAATTGTTGAAAAGAAACGTGCAGTATTTGATATTAAATCTTCTAAAGATGAATTAAGCAAAACTGAACGTGGTGAAAATGGTTTTGGAAAAAGTGGTCTAATGTAATAAATCGAAATAAGATGTTTAATGAATCAGATATTTTACAAGATGAGCGTTATTATATCGGTGTTAAACTGATTAAAGCTCGTCCAGCTTATAGGATTAATGGTAATGAGATAGTTTATGACTTAAATCGTGCTCGTAATCCTAATGATGTTATTGAAGAAGGTTACGAAGTTATTTATCCTGATAACTATAAATCTTTTTCACCAAAAGATGTATTTGAAAAGGCTTATTATATGATTTTAAGTCCTAACAAAATTCAAGAAGGTGATGTACTTAATTTCATAAAAGAAGGTTATTCTTTACGTCTTGGTGAAAAGACAACAGTTGTTTGCGATACTACTCTAACTGGATTCGATACTGTCGGTATAGCTGCTTGTGTAAACCCTTCAACTTATGACCATGATATAGGATGTGGTGTAGCTCGTCGTGATATTAAAGATAAAATCTGGGGACATCTGGGTTTTGTTCTTCAATGGGCTATTAATGGTCTTAAAAGGTAGTTTATGATTAAGCGACTAAATGTAAAGAAAAATGTTAGATTATTAAGTGTACAATGGGATGGTGCTAATATCTCAGAATGTGTTAGTTTTTGTAGATATTGTCATTTTTCCGATGGTTGGATGTTTATTATGTTTAGAGAGAATATAATTCGACTTAATAAAGGAGATTGGATTATTGCTTTAACTGATAAAGAATTTACTGTTATTAATAATGAAACATATCAATATCTTTTTGATAAACCGAAAGATGTTGAAAACGGTGGCGAATAAAACGTGACAAGTGGGCGTGCAACCTCCTGCCCCACCGGGTCAGCGAAGCCCGAAGGGCTGAGCTATCAATGTTACAACTTTAATTGCTACTATAATTGTTGTTATTATTAATAACGATATTACTAACATAATAAGTGATACAGACAGACCGTCAGAGTGCCTATTTTCAGGCGTTCTGACGGTCTTTTTTTTTGTCAGTTAGACAAATGTACCATTAACAAAAGATAATGCCCGTAGCAGGCTGGGAAGCACCGCCACGGGCAAATATCCGACGTTTACTCTATTAGACTATTCGTCCTCGTAGTTATCACTATCTTTCGGACTAATCATTTCTCTAACACCACTAAATGTAATACCAAAAGGATTATACATATTGTAATAAGACATAGTAGCACCGAGATTATTAAACTTATTAATTTGACGAAGAACAGGAACAGCTTGACGTAATGCAACTGCACGTTTATCTTGTCCCTTATAAATACCTCTATCATAAATAAGTTCATCATCATCAACCCAAAGACCTTGAATAGTGAGATTAACAAGTTTATATGCAGATTGTAAAGTTTTCTGACCAGCAAACAAACTATTTGCAGTTTGTTCTATTGTAGCCATCCAACCAAATACTGGCATAGGTTCAATCATTTGTTGATAATAAGTTGTTGCAGCATACATAGCGTGCTGATACAAAATATTATCTTCATCATCATCATCTTTCTTAAATGCACCAAGTGTCATAGCAGCAAGAGCACTGAAAGCTAAAGCACCCATTAAACGAGCAAATTTCATAGTTGCTATCTGTTCATTTAAAGGAAGAGTATTATAATAGAATCCTACATTAAGTAACCAACTTGATACACCTTTGAAGAAATTACCAATACCTTTCATATAGTCGATAACAGTATTGTTATCATTAAGACTATCTTTGAAGGCTTGACTACCACTTCTAAACATATCAAACATAGGATTAAATATAGGAACTTCATAAGAACCTAATTGTTCATTATAAAATATACGACCGAAACGACGACCGAAATAACGAACAAAGTTAGGACGAACCCATTTCTTAAATTGCATTAACAAATCACCAAATGCAGCATCTTGTAAACTATTTCTGTCTACACGATTGTAAATACCATGTAATGATTGGTTAATAGCTTTAACTCGACCACGGAACTCCGAAAGAGTTTCTTCTGTAAGACCACTTTCAGGATTAAAACTCAAACGACCATCTACAAGTTTAAGTTCCGAACGAAGAGTATTATATTTATCAAAAGCTTCACGTTGAACTTTTTTATCAGTCTTTCGAGAATCAACAATTTTCTTACGTTGTTCATCAGAAAGTAAATTATAATGTGATTTAAGATATTGAGAAGCATAATCATGATTCCATAAATACTCTTTTGAAGTACGTTTTTCTTCACGAGCTATCTCAGCATCTAAATCTTCTTTGAAAATAAGATATTTATCATATTGTTCATTAGTAAGAACATCTTGTAATAACTTTTCAAGATTATCATTATAAAAATCATTGAAAGCCATAATTTTACCACCAACTACTCGATGAGATTGCGTAGCAGCAAGTAACATACCAAACTGCATAATGAACTCACCCATGTTATTAGGAGCATAACCAACAGTATCAACCATTCGCATAGCTTTAATCCAATAGGAAGTTCCAGTATCAGAAGATGTTACATCACGAGTATCTTGATAAATATCATCAAAGTCTTTAATGATTGCTACAAGTATATCATCAGTTCTTGTCGAATTAATATCGCGTAAGAAATGAGGAATAGTTTTAATAACATCACGAAGACCTGATTTCATAATATCTTTGCTTTCAACAAAGTTATTAGCAGTAGATTCAACTATCATATCAGTAACACCTTTGAGAATATTAGTGATACCGGCAGTATAGTTGAGATACATGAAAGTCATAGAAGTATAACGTAATAATGCACCGGCAGAAACATCGAGAGCACTATTATATTTACTAAAATTAAAAATACGACGTTCCATATTATTTAACTGTTCATTCGCATTTTTAATAATATCACGAGGTGCTACACCAGAAACTCCACGTTCATTCATTAAATATTTCGTAAGCTGATAATCAGTTTCAAAATTATTAATTGCACGAAGATTATAAAGTTCTTGTGTAAAACCTTTTATTACATCAACAATATCATAAGACATCACATTTGCTTTATACTTTTTATTTTCAAGCATTACAGCATCGTTATAATGTCTAATCTCACGAAGAGTTGAAGGTTTAACTGTAACAGGAAGTTTGTTATTTTTATCAAACCATTCACTAAACAATTCTACAATTCGAGCTTCGTATTCAGTATAACTTTCAGATTTGTACTTTTTACGAATATTAAATACAGGAATATGTTTAGGAACTTGTAAAGTTTGAGCTTTTGTAACAAATCGTTTAGTACCATCAATGTCAGTATAATACCTATCTTTATGAATCATAGGAATACTAACAAATTGTTTAGCAGATTGACCTAATGTAGCTTGAGGAATGAAAGGCATTACCTCATCCCATCTACCATAATAGTTAATCCAGTTACCGTCATATTCACGAATAGTTCGTTGAATAAGATTACGAATAGTATTGAGTAATTTTTGTTCTTTATCACTTAAAGCTGCATATTCATCTGATACTGGGGTATTACCAAAATCAAGTTTATAAAGAACGTTTTCACGCTTACCACTAATATCAGTAATAAGACTAAGTTCAATAAGGTCGTGAGTTTGTAAATAAACAAGTTTCTCACGATTACTTAATTCAGTAAGTTCAGCAAGATGTTTAGCTGCTTCATTATCATTTAATGGAACAATGTTCCAAGTGTGATTTTCGTTATATTTCTTTATAATATCATCAACGATTTCAAGAGTTTTTTCAGCAGTAGCCCTTGTAACAAATCCACTGTCAGTATAGAGATTCTGATAAATAGCATCACGAATATCTTTTCGTAAAGTACCAGTCGAATCTCCAAGACCTTCAGTTTTATAACTACCGATTAAATCTCCATATTCATTAATGAATTTGTGCATTAACTTTTCACGAGCACGAGCATTTTTAGAAAGTCCCGGTTGGAACTCTTCAAGTGCACTTTCAAGTTCATCATTAATGCGTTGAGCTGCTTTCTTAGCTTTATAATTAGCTTCATCCCATGCTTTACCAGTAATATCAATCAGAGTAATACCAGTTGTAAAAGCAGAATCAAGCCAAAGTTGTGTCTTATTAATATCTTTATCAAGTTCAAATAACAAATGCTGAATTTCTAACCATTCATCTTCTGTTATTTCAACACTATTAACATCAAATCCTTCAAGGCTACCATTATGTGAAGCAAGATACTCTTTAATCTTACTAAACGCGGTAATATATTTAGGATTACGGCTCTTATCAATTACAGCCCAAGTTACCACATCTTTAACAGATTGAATAACATTAGACCGTATTCCAGCAACTTTTGTTGCAAGAGATTTAAGTCGAGCTATATTATTATTTAATTCACCAAATTCTTTAGTAAATAATTCTTTACCTTCTTCACTTTCAGCGTCATAAACTGTATCTTGAATTTTTATTTCTTCAAGTGTAAGATATGGACTAAAATGAGAAGCAAGTTTTAACATCATTACAAGTCTATCTTTGTAATCAAGAGCCGCACCATAATTTGAACGAATCTCTTCATAATTCAAATCCTTAGTAATAGCCCACAATTGCTTAATAGCATCATAAACAGAACTACTCAAATTAGCCAAACGACTATAAGTAGCTTTCATTGCAGCAATATCTCGTTCTTCAAGAGCACTTTGAATACCACCTTCAAAACTTTCATCATCGAAGGATTTTAAGATATTCATAAATTCCTCACGATTTCCAACATTGTTATTATTCAAAAATTTCTGGATTCTATCCATAATTTTCAAAGTTTCAATAGCAATATTAGAATCGACAACAAGAGAATTTCGTAAACCATCTCTTGTAGGAACATCAGCATGAACAACACGAGAATATAATTTTTCATTATCACCATAAATATTAATATTCCTACGAGGAACATCAATATATGTTTCTGCAACTATTCGACCAACACCATCATTTAAGACAGTACTAACCGACGTCATAATGGGATTAATTCTGTAAAGATTACTAATAAATGTTTTTGTCCAATCATCTAAATAATTGAAATCTCTATTAGCATCAATCAGAACATCACCATTAATATAAAGATTACCATTCTTTAACATAGGAGCTACACGAAGAGCTTCTTCGTAAGCAGACTTATTATAATCTACTTGAATTGCAGATTTATGATAACCTTTATAGAAAGAATGAGTTGCTTGTGTAGTAATAAAAATAGATGTAGCAGAAGATTCTAATTCATTATAAATAACATCGCTTGCAGAAGAATGTGTATGTTCAATATTAATGAATGTAGGAGTAGTAACTTCAACTGAATTTAATACTTCAAAATCTGTATCAGATACAGAAGCAACATCAGTATCAATTGCATCTTCTGTTTCAGCATCAACAGTGCTATCAATAGCATCTTCTGTTTCAATCATATTAGCATCATTGAAATCTGAATTTTCATCCATTTGGACTGATTCATTATCATCAATAGCTAACATGAATTTATGAATAGTATCAGAATCTATAATAACCGATAATCTATCAGTTACAATAGTTTCACCATCTTTTTGAACTTGTGCCATCATACCTTCTTGATAAGTAGGTATAATACTAATGTCACCAGTCATTAAAGACGCTTCATTACGAAGTAAAGGATTAACAGGTAAGAATACATAAATATCTTTTAATGGATTATTAGTATTCGTAGTAATTTTATATCGTTTATATACACGATTCTTACTACGAGTAATCCTTTCAGTTACATATTCTGCATTAGCATATTCAGAATTAATTAATCGAGCTTCAGTTTCAATATAGAAATTCTGAGTATTACCATTTTCGTCAATATAAGAACCAATACCAACATTTTCGCCGTTAGCATTTTGAACATAACCAATAGTAGCTTTATTCTTATTTGCTTCCCAACGATAACGTTTTTGTATATCACTTAATAATACTGGATTCATATCTGATTTCATACGAGATATTAAACTCATAACAGGTGTAATATCTACATTTCCATCAAATACAGCTTTTTCAGCATTTCTTAAATTCTCTGCGTAATTACCAAGATTAACAGAAGGGTCAGGATAATGAACTTCACGGCATAAAGCATCGTATTCTGCATTAAGTCGATTAGTACTTATAAGTTCAATCGGAATATATTTTGAAACATTATAAGCATAATTAAAACCTTCTGTAACATAAGTATAAACTAATAACTGACGTATCGTATGAGCAATGTAAGGAATTTTACTATCCCACATACGAAGAATACTATCAGTTATATTAGACCAAGAATTGACATCATTATCATCACGTTGGATTCTAATAACATCATAAGGTACAGAACGATTATTCTTACGAACTGTTAAATACTTAAATATGTTATCGCCTCTAAATTCAGGTGATTTCTCAATATAATCTCTTAATGTACTATCTTTTTGAATAAATTGAATTTGTTGAGCAAGTGAAAGTTTAGTGTATTGAGTAAAAATTTCAGGTGTATAACCATCTTTAACAGTATTCAAAAGAGTCTTAAAGATAAGTTTTTGTTCTTTAAGTTGTTCCTCTGTATGAATACCTAATGTAGTAAGAACTTCCGGAGTATTATCAGGTGTTAAAATAGGAAGAACTTTAACAAGTCCATTATCTAATCCACCGTTAATACTTACGAGATAGTTCATAATACTATCAGTAACATATTTATAAGTAGATTCATCAATCGAATTTTTACGTTGAAGTATCTGACCTAAAATCGTATTAGCAATGTGATGATTTCGAGTAATGAAAACATCGCCGAAGCCATTAGCCATTAACCAATGTGCATACTGATAACGAGCTTGAATTACTCCGTAAGCACTTTGATTTTCAGTATCATTAAATTTGTTGCCATCAAGATAACCTTCAAATGAACCAACAAATATACTTTCAATAATGTCTTTACCATTATCAAGAATTACCTTATTAGGAGTTTCATATCCAACAGCTAAATCCTCAATGAGTTCACGACGTGTCATAATATCATTTCGTTTCGGAAGTTCCGCACGAAATCTTTTCATATCAGAATAAGTAATCGCAGCAAGAGGATTACCTTTAACATCTTTTGGTTTATAATGCCGTCTAAAAGCATCAGAACTTTCACGAGTAAAAGCAGCTTTAATCGCATCTATTGCTTTAGGATTACCAGCATTTTCTTCGATATATTCATTAATAAATCGAAGTGTTTGATTATACTTATCATTTACAAGTTCTTTTAAAGCTTTTACTGGATAATAATATTCAGCAAGTTTACGTTCTTTTTGGTCAGCCTTAAAGAAACTATCAACCCTACTTTCACTTTTAAGCATAAAGTTAAGGTCAATCAAATTAGTAGCAATTTCATTATATTCAACAAAATTACCAAGAACGCTAATCTGACGTAATAACCAATCTGCTGTACGATTATCACGATTTTTAATATTATCTAATAACTCTTCAGTAGTTTGATAACCATATTTACCACTGATTTCATTAATAGTTATATTCGGTAATTTATCTTTCAGTTCGTTAAGCTGTCCAACAGTAAGAGTTTTAGTTTTACTTTTACCACTTGCGACAGTCATTATGGCATCATGAGATTCAACAGGAGTAATTTCTTTTTTAACAATTAAATCAGCATAAATCTTAGCAAGTTCTACACTATAATCAGAACGAATTGCTTCGACAGCATCAAGAATTGTAAAATTACCACGACTTAATGATTGAACTTCCATTCGATTAACCGCTTCAACAATAGCAGGTTGATGAATAAAAGCATCCTCGTTAGTAAACCTATTAGCTTTACCATTATAAAGTTCAATAGTAACACCAGATGATATAGCACGAGCTACACTTAAAGTATGAACATTAAGATTAAATCCAAGTCCAGCTTTAAGAACATCAAGAATACCAGAAGTAAACTGATTCATTTGAAGTTCAACTCGCTCACCACTAATATCCAAATGTTCATTAAGTGCATCATTATTAATCCAAACATCATTAACCCAAAGAGCATTTTCTTTTGGCAATAATTGGATATTTTCAGCACCATATCGTTTAGCTAAAAATTCTTTATATTTACTTGTTAATCGAGGTACACCTTTATCACTTACAGTGTACATTTCACTTCTATCAGCAAAACCTTTAGGTATCGGTAAAGAATTAAGACTAATTTTACGACGAATACCTTTAAGTAATCTACCATGTAAAGTAGAAATTGTTGCAATTAAAGTATCGAAATTAACAGAATGACCTTTAAGAACTGTTGAACCCATACTCATATTATTAAGAGTAATCTTATCCATGAGATTATTAGGATTCAAAGTTTTAAGAGTATAATTCCAAAGAGCATTATCACGGTCAGATACAGCTTGAATTTCAGCCATACCATTAGGTTTATTTACTTCTTCAGCATGATTTGGATTAGAAAGAATAGCTGTAATAATATCAATTAAATGATTATCACGAGCTTCTCTACTATTTAATTCATAAATACTCTCGTTTTGAATAAAGTCTTTTGTAAAATTATTAAATGCTTTATCAATATTACTCTGAATAGCACTTAAATGAGGAACAATAGTTTTATCAGTATCCTCAACAAGATATTGGAATTTTGATTTAATAATATCAAAATTACTAATTGTATCAGGAGAAATATTAATAGTAGCTAACTGACTATTAACATTCTTAACAAACTTAATTAAATCATTGATTGCTTTATGAGCACGAATTAATAAATCAGAAGTATAAGCACGTTGAGTTTGAGTGTAATTACCAAAATCTTCAGTAACACCATCTCGCTTATTAGCAAGATATTCTCGAACTAAACTATTTACATCACCGTAATTCTTTGCAAATCCATACTGTAAATTATGCAGAATAGATTTAAGAATCTTAGTATATTCCGAATTACTTTTAATATCTTGTAAATCCTCTTTAATTAATTCAATGATGTTATTAAGAGGAGATTGATTTGTATTAGTAGGTACTAAATTAGGATTATAATATCGGCTAATCCACTTAATAATAGCATTAAAATTATGACTTGTTAAATTAGTAAATTTTTGCGGAGTAGTGGCTAATTCGATATACTTTTGCTTAAATACCGACCGTGTGAATTTACCCCCTACTTGGGCCTGCGAGGCATCAAATTTCGACTTAAATTCGACAGGTATATATTTATCTTGCTCAAAAATTACATTGCGATAGTAGGCGTAAATCGAGTCAATATCGAAGTCCCAGCCAGTACGAGTAATAAGACTTTGTGGGAATATAGCTTGTGTAGCATTATTATTAAGAAAACCAACAACTTCAAATACAACCATTGATTGTTTACCCTCGGTAGGAATACGAATACCTATCATCCGACGAGCTTTGACATCAAGTTTGTCAATATCAACAGTTATAATATCCTTAGTTGTACCATCTTCATTAGTAATAGTTTTAACAGTACCAATATTTTTATAGAAATCCATTTTCCACGGATTAACTATAACTTCTGCATAATGATAATTTCCATCCTCACGATATTCAGCTTGTAATTCAAGACTTCTACCAGTTCGTTTACATTCTTCAATGAAACTCGAAGCATATGTAATAGAACCATTAGCAACAAGTTCATCAATCGTTTTATTGTAAAGTTCTTTATCAGAATAAAACTCATTGTGTTTGATTAACTCATTATTTGCAGTAAATATATCAGCTCGAATAGGAGCATGAAATCCGGGAAGATATTTATTAATAACTTGTTTACTTAACATAGAAGCCAGTATCTTCTCTAACTTACCTTTAATAACAGGATAAGATAAAGGCATAGTCGGAAGACCATCTTCTTTAATTTCAAGAGCTTTTCGAATAGTTATAGCATCAACATCATCCGATATAATTTCTTGAAAACGATTAACAAGTTTATTTATATCAATTTGAATAGCACCGCGAGCATCAGTTCGAATTTCACCATTCTCATCGATACCACCAATATCGTAAAGTAATTGCATAGCATCTTCACGAATATTAGTAGCTAATGTCTTTTGAAATTCATCAAACAGTTCTTTACCAGTAACGTTTTTGCCATCTAATTCATAAATAGCATTATTCCAATCAAGACCTTCCATAATCTGCTTAACTAACTGACCACCTAAAATAGTAGTTTCATCAAGCAAATCAGCTTTAATATCTTGTTGAATAACAAAATCACTATCTCGCATATAAAGAATAGACCTATCATCTACTCGATTTAGTGCTTCAATATCAAGACCACCTTGGTCATTATGAATTTTAACTGGTGTAATACCAGATACTTTAACAGCAGAAATAGGACTAACTTGGTCAATATTATTTTGAATCATCCAATCATATAATTGACCAATAGCACTACCTCGTGTCATACTTTCAAAAAGAACAACAGTTGAGTCTTTTATTTGAACACTATCTACTTCATCAGCAAATATATCAACTTCATTACCAGTTACAGCCGGAGCATGATAAAAATCACCACGGCGACGACGAGTTGTACCAAACAATTTAACTTGTTCTACAACCTTAGCGTAAGATGTAGGATTAAATGTTTTAGTCGGGTCTTGTAAATCAGTAATATATTGATACAAAGGTTCACTTGGATTCCAACGACCAGTGGCTTTCAAAAGTTTGATAAGACCTACATCAGTCATAATAGACTGAGAGTCATTAATTGTAGCAGTAGCACGATAAGCATCCAAAATAGCTTCATTTTGAATACCCATTTTATCAAGAATATTACTATTGAAATTCATATCTTCCATAACAACAACTTTACGAGGAGTATCGTTATGAATTGAATCAATAGAATTAAGACCATTCTTAATAACTTGTGCTACACGTTTATTGAGGTCTATTGTATCTTTATATTCTTCAATATCACCATTAAATATAGCGTTCATACTATGATTATAGATAGTATGATTAAGTAATACTTTAAGTAAACTTAATCGAACACCATCATTATCCATAATATCATAAGTAGCAAGAACGTGCTGACGAGCGCTATTTAACAAACTTTCTTTCTTTAATGTAGGGATAGTATCAAGAGTATATTCTTTACCATCAGCTTTGCGACGTTTAATCCAATCATTAGCTTTCTGATTATATACTTCTTGAACTAAATCTGCTAAATAACTATCGAAAGTAGTAACGACACTTGTATCAGTTTTGATATTAGTATCGTAAATACTTTTAGCAATATTTTCAAAACTATCAACACCAGTTGTAGCATTCCAACGAATGTAAGCAGTTACGAAATCACGAATATTACCAGTATTAGCAACAAGATTTTCATCGTAAGGTTCATTGCGAACTTGTGCAATCATATTACGATAAACTTCTGCAACATCTACATTATTTATCTTTGCAATATGAGCAGGTAATGTGATATTCTTACCATTCTCAATATAAGTAATATTCAAGAACTGAAACGCCTTACCAGTCGGAATACCTTTTGCATCATAAATAGCTCTACCATTCCAATACTTTCGATTATGACGAGTTTTCATTTGAGCAAGATTCTCGTCGCTATTATCTCTTAATTGAAATATAATTTGTCCAAAAGTATTAAACTTAAAGACATCACTATTTACAATCTTTTCGATAGAATGAAAAATATTAGATTCTTCATTTATCGGATTATCTGTTATACGAACAAACTTATTTCGTGCAACAAGATTATCTAAATATTCAGTTACATAAGAATATATGCGAGGAGCATGAGTAGCTAATCTACTACTAATACCATTCATTGGCAGATAAATATTCAATCCACGAGAAATAGCATCATTAATAAAAGGAACTACTCGACTTTCAAAATCTTTTACATAAGCATCATAATCTTCATCAGTAAAATAATCTGTAGTAGTAGGTTTATTCTGAGTAATATTTTCACCCTTAAAACCATCAATTTCGATAGTATTTTTAAGACCTCGAATAGATTCTTGTCCAGATGTTGCTGGAGCACCTATCGCACGACTTTTAGTATTACCTGAGAAAATAAATACCGATTTAGGATGTGCTGCAACAGCGGCAGGTGTATAATTAGAACCAAAAGTCTTAACGTGAATTGAAGTACGAGGTTTAGAAGAATCTTTAATAAATAAATCATCGACTTCAAGTCGTTTTGTAGTCATCATATAACTACGAGGACTATCAGATGTTAAAAATACATATTGACCAAGCATATTAAGAATAACTTCGGTATATGTATAAAGAGCACCTTGTACTTCACGATATTTCAAACCTTTATTTCCAATCTTAACACCATTAAATGCAGATAATGCAAACTGATAACGACGTTCAACATCAGAAATAAATGCAGGATTTACTTCATATTCACCAATACTATTTTTAGTGAATATACCAATACCAGTCTTTTCATCATAAATAAGAATATTATCTTCTGCACCCGGAGCAGTTAACGTAGGGTCATTAAGATAATCTTTAAATATATGTTTAATATATTCAGTATTTACACCAGTACGAGTAACAAATCCACGAAGGAACTTTGTAAGCATACTATCATACTGAGGTGAATAATTAAGTTTACCTTGAACATCAAGATAACTCATATTCGTAAAACTGTTAAAATCATAAGTAGCAATTTGTGCTAATGAATATAAATATCCATTAATATTATGTGCAGGAATTTCTTTACCACGATATGTATTAACACGATGTTTAGTATCATTAACTACATTTTCAAGAAGAGAATTAATTCTCGAATATACTTCATTAGCATTATCGTTTGCATTATAATATTGAGTAAGAGCATCACGAGTAATTGCTAATCCTAAATAATTAATTACAGACATCTGTTTATCTAACAGAGCTGCTTTATCAATCTTACTACGTTTTGAAATAGGTTCAAAAATACGTTTAGATTTAGGATTAGTATAAAGTACATCATTCAGATTATTATACAATCCAAATTCAATATTTGTACTTAAAACACTTTCAAATCTATCAATATATGTTTTAACACCAAATGATTCTCGATTATTCTGATAAATTGTAGCATTATTACCACCTTCTAATGCCATAATATTTACAGGAATAACAGCAAGTTTAATTCCAGAAATATAAGCATTTACAAAAGAATTATCATAATCAGAAGCAGCAGAACCATCATCTTCAAATACTCGTTGGAATATTTCAAGAATAGGAGTAAACTCATCATTTATAGCTGCAAGTTGTTGCAATCTATTATATACATCTTGAGGTTGAATATCGTAAAGATGTGCCTCAATAAGTTTATTCCATAAAACATTAATATCAATAGGAGCAGGAATATATGCTTTGTTAGCAGTTCTATTCTTAAAATTACTTGAACCTACAAGAAGAGCTATTTGAGCTTTAACATGAGATGCTAACGTATTCTTTCTATCAATACGTTCTTTTTGCAAATCATCCCACATTACTTCAATATCTTCAATAGCATCACGTTGTCCTTCTTCTGTACTTTCATCATCGACAATCCGATTATTCTGATAAGCACGCTTACGATTAATACCATAATTCTTATCAATATAATCAAGAAAATAATTAAAGATTTGACTATTACCTTTATTCAAATCTGTAAGTACATTTGCTACAAAAATATCGTTAAATCTTGTAGGAATAAAATTAGGTCGAGCCTTATACTCTTCAAGTTCTTTATTAAACTCAGCAAGAATTAAAGCCTTAAATCCACTACGAGAAACATCTCGATAATTAGCTCCAAAACGAGCTTGTCTTTGTTCCGCAGTAAGACCTTTTAACTTAAAGTAAGCAACAGTTAAAACACGAGCCATATAGGCATAATCCATCTCATCAAATGTAGCAGTATTTACAATAGACGGATTAAAAGCGTGTTTAATATCAAGACCTAATGCGTTACCAAGAGATTCAAAATCTTTACGAATATCTTCACTATAAGTTTCATCTGTTGAAAGAGCAGCTAATACAGATTCTAATTTAAGTTCACCACTTGTATAAACGGGATAACCCGTAGCTCCATAAGGAGTACGGGCATCCGCTTCTGCATATAAAAACGCTGTAAGAATACGACGCTTAAAAGCATTCTCTAATGATACATCAGCATTATTTTCAGCATAACCTCGAATATTATTATAATCTTTAATAGTAGGTAAAACACCTTTTTCCATTAAAGATGTAATAATATCTTCAATAGGCTTAGTCTTAAAAGATTTCATTTGATGATAAAGACCAGATTTCTCAAGTCTTCCATCAGCAGTTAAACGATAAGGTTCAGGACTACATTGCGCATTCATAAACTAACAAATTTTGTTATTATTGTCATCAATATATTTATCAATAAATTCGATTACATATCCACCGTTTGAAGATACAACATTTTTCTGATTATTCAAAACATTTTCAGAACTATTTGAAAAAACCTGACCAGTGGGCGTCAAACCCACTCCCCCACCGGGTATTACTATGTTCGGGCCAATATCAGAAACATCAATACTATTAAGTGTTTCAGAATTATTGTCATCAAACGTAATTTCGCTGTCATCATCAAGAAAATCTAATTCAGCTTGAGCTACTCTTTGATTTTCTGTCAGAGGTACATCAGGTGTTTTAATAGGTTCCGTAACTGATAAATTATCATGTGTTGCATCATTTGTAACATTAGTTTGATTAGTTGTAACTGAGGTTGGCTCCGCTGCTGGGCTTCGCCCAGCGCTCCGCTCCCCGGTGGGAGAGGAGGTTGCACGCCCACTGGTCGGACTTTTTGCGCGTCGGCTGTTCACACTATCTAAACTATTAATTACTATATTTCGTACATTATTAAGTAAACTATTATCTGTAATTGTATCTATACCAATAACAGAAAGAATTGCATCAATAATTTTATCCCAAAGACTTTTACGTTTTTTAATCTTTGGAGCTTCTTCTATAATAATCCTATTTGCCAAATTAGCAAACTGTTTATTTGTAAAAGCATAAGTAACTATTTCAGCAGGAGTTTCACTTAATATTTTAAGATATGTACGAAGATAACCAAGTTCAAGTTCAGTTAAATCGCTCTTATATTTAGCATTAAATTCTTTAGAATCAACTTTAAATGCAGTGTCATTAATATCGCTAATTAATGTAGCAAGTTTATCGTATAATTCTTTAGAATTAGCTTGTTGTTCAAAATACTTATGGAGAGATTCATGAGTAATATTAACACCTAAATCAGTAGCAGTAAAATCACGTTTAGTAAGTTTATTACTATTGATAACGATAGTTTCAGTACCTTTATCATATTGAGCAATTATGAAATCTTGTTTACTCGATAGTTTCTTAATACTGAAATTAGTTTTACCATCAGTATAAATTCTATCATATAATTCAGCGATTCTGTTAGCAACATCTTCAGATACAAAATCAGGTATAACACCTAATACTCTAAGACCTGTTACTTTATCATCTGTAATATTAACAAGTTTTTGATACCAGTTTGTTTCAGTATCACTTGTCATTGAACTTAATGTTGTAATTGCTTTAACAGCAAATTCTTTCGTCATATCTTCTGATTCTCGAATAGGATTATCAGAACTTTCAGATTTAAGTTCAAAGAACATAGCAGGTTGAATAGAATCAATAGTATAATTGGTAACAACATTACCATTGGTATCTCTAATTCCAATAACACTTGTTGTTAAAGCGCCGGTGTCAAGAATAAAATCTTGCATCGAATCAAATGTTGAAGAAACAGATTTATCAACGATACCTTGTTGTTTAGCCCAATCAAGTATTTTAGATTTATATTGACCTTTAACTGCTGCGTAACCATCATCTGTTTTAACACCATAAGTATAATGGTCGCCTTGCAATGCAGTAGTAACACTACGTTGCATATTACCATACAGTTTACGGAATAGATTATGATTAAGTAAATCAGTTAAATCTTTACCAGTAATACCTCTTGCTTGCAAATCAATTACAGCGTAAGTTCCTTTGTTAGATTTACTCTTTTCAATAATACCATTTAATTGAGCAAGTTCTCGTGCTGTGAAAGGACTCTTAGCAATACGAACTTTTGAAGTAGTTCTATTAACTGGAATTACTCTACGACTTAATCGAAGTTTAACAGGAGTAAATTTATCACCAGATTTAGTATATTCAATACTAATTCTATTGATATAACTTATTCCATTTCCAAGTATATTCTTTTTACGAACAACTGTTTGGAAATCTAAATGTTTAATATAACGAGTTTTTCCAGTAGCAGGGTCTGTATTTTCGTAAAGAGAACTAATGTTAAACCATTCAGCTCCCGGAACTCCACGATTATAACTTGTAATGATAGCTTCTGACAAAGGAGCTAATCGACTACGAATATTAGCATTGTGAGCTTTAGTTCGAATCTTATTAGTATCATCTACAAGAGTATACAGACCAGATTTAGCATCAGTCGGAAGAGATGTAAACGTAGCATCTGAAATAATATCACTCATAGTTTGAGTAACAAATTCCATAGCAGCTACATTAAACGGTGTATCTGCAACATCACTTGCTAAATTACCACGATGTAACGGAACATAACTTTTTCCATTTTCACCAGCATTAGCTTGAATTTCAGCATACATTTGGAAATGCCTATCAGATGAAGTAATTTTATCTTCAACAATAGGATTATTAAATGCAGTATCAGTAGTAAGTGATGAAACTAACATTAAACCATCAGCATTAGGCTGACGTTGAATAATATTAACAGCAGGTTTACCATTAACTGTAACAGTACGTTGCATCTCTTCATTTACATTAGCTCGATAACCACTTGAATCGGCAAATGTAATAGGAGATTTATTAATACCTTTTAATACTAAAATTGCAGAACCTTTTTCTTTAATTTCAGTAACAAGTTTTTGACTTTGAATAAAGTCATTTCCAAGTTTAGTATTTAGATTCTGATAAGCGTTCTTGATTCTAAGTCCATAACGAACATAATCATTAAGATTTTTAAGTCTTACGTTATAAAACATAGGACTAATAAGATAATAAACCTTATTTAAATCAAGAGCTTCAATATCAAACGCTTCAGGACTAACACCTTCGACTTCGGTATTATATTGGATAGCTCCAATAAAAGCATTGATTATTTCAGAATGTTCAGTTTTTGATGTATTACCATATTTATCTAATTCTTTAATAATTGATTTCAGTTTTGAAACAACTGAATCAGAATTTTGTTGTTCACGAGTTAAGGCTTCAGTATATACTTTATAAAACTCTTTTGTTAAGTTAAATATTGTATCACTTCCACCAGCTTTTCTGATAATAGTATCTATAAATTTAGATGTTCCATAAGAATTACCAAAAGCAGAATCATATTGATTAACTCCACTTTCATCAATTCTACCTAATTGGATTCCATGATAAGTTTCACTATCACCTAAACCAATTCGTTCAATTAATAGTTTCTTACCATTTACATCTAAATTGACATCGACATTACCATCTTTATAAGTAACTTCAAATTCTTGACCTTCGTGTAAAGTTCTTAAAGCATCAAATAATTCAGTAGCCTTGAATTTAACACCATTAACTGTAATGTTGTTTTTAATAACACGAGTTTTAGGATTATAATATTCAGGACTTGTGATAATCTTATAAACTTCAGGTGTAAGACGACGTAAACCTTTGAAACCATTAGTTTCAAATTCACGTTGAATATGAGTTTTGAAGAAATCACTTAAAAACTTACCACGAAGATTTAAGTTACTATCAAGATAAGCACCGTCTGTTGTTTGAATAGGATTAGCAATTCGTTTATTAATAATATCAAACAAACGTTTAAGAGCATCAAGTTGTTCTTGTGGAACACCATTCTTACTCATTTGTTGATATATTGTATTAACATTTACATCATTTTTGAAATATTTAAGTGCATACCAAATAGGTTCATAATATTTAATAACATCATTACGACCATCTGTTTGCTGATATATAGAATCAAGAATATCTTCGTAAGTATAAACGTGATTATCAGTAAATATCTGACGACCATCAAGTTTTACAATAGTATTTTCAATAGCATCAAGAGCATTACGCATTGAATCACTAATGTAATAACGATAGTCATTAGTATTAAATTCATCTCTCGATTCAGTATCATCTATAAAGTCAGAAACACTGTTAGCAAGTACATCAAGACTATTAAGAATAGATACATCATCGTTTAATTCAGTACCACTTTCAAAATTATAATATCTCGAAAGAATAGAATAAGCCATTCGAGCATTTCTTAATAAATCAAGAACATTACTTTGACGAACAGCAGTAATAACATCCACACCAGTAAGATTCAAAGCATCAACATCAGATACCAAATAAGGTTGAATTGATTGAGCTAATGTATGAAGTCTTGTACGAGCAGGAAGATTAGGAACAGCACCATATTCTAAAAACTCTTTTGCTAAATTATTTACGGCAGTAGCAAATTCCATAATTTTAGAAGTTTGACTACCAAAGCCATCATCATTTACAAGAGCATCATGTAACGGACTATCTTCATCTTGTCTAATAGCACGAATTTTACTAATAAATCTATTCATCACACTATTAATATATGCGATATTAGTTTTGTAAAATTCAGTTGTACTTTTAGCTACTTCATTAATAATACTATTTTTGAATAGAGTTATCTTATGATAGAAATTTGAATATCTAACAGTATCAAAATTACTATTAAGATTTTCAAATTTAATTTGAGTAAGACCTTCAATTTGTGCTCGAATTACATTATGGTCTACATTAATATTCTTAAGAGTTAATTTACCATCAGTTATAGTATAATTATTGTTAAGAACATTAGCAACGTTAGCAATATAGTCAGCAATAGCTTCACGCATTTTAGCATTTTCCTCTTCACTATAACCAACTATATCACCACCGTAAAGATTCCAAATCCAATCTTTGAAAAGATTAGATTTAAGATTATTTGCAATACGGATATTGCTATCTGATAATAACTGTTTTACACGATTAGCTTTTTCTAAATTCTCATTACTAATTTCAGTAGGTTGATATTCATTTATCCAACCAATAAAATTACCAATAATATTAGTTCGTAACGTATTAAGTTCAGTATTATCAATAGGAGATAATAATGCTTTATAAATATCACTATTAGAATCAGATAATTCTTTATACAGATTTATAATAGTATCTAAATAATGATTCTCAAATTTATCTGCTGAAAGTTTATCTTGAATACTATAAAGTGTTTTATAAATAGCATCAAATTTAGTTTGAACTTCACTTCTAATTTCAGTAATATCCATACCTGCAAGTTCTTTTGCAGAATATGTATCTTCCTTACCAGTCGCATCATCTTTTATAGTAACCATTACAGCACTAAAATCGGTTTCGTCGTCGGTTACGACCTCGATTCTTTGCACGGTTTTGGGCGATTCTGCGACATTAAATTTTGAGCCTACCGAATATACCTTATTTTTAATATCGACGGTATTTGGGGCCTCGCTGTCATCGAGAGAGTACGAAATCCCGTTACTGTCTGTTAGCACCTCGGTAGTAACATTTTCGGGTTCTTTACTTGCTTCTTGATTAGTAGTTTCAGTAGTTTCCTCTACTTTATCTTTAGCTTTTTCAATTTCTTCTTGTTTATCATAAACTTCTTTAAGTAACTTACTTCGTTCAGCCATAATCTCATCTCGGTTATTAACATTTTCTTCGAGAGCCATTACAGCCATATTAAGTTGAGTTCGAGCCTCTTCAAGAGATTTATATGTTTGATTATTGTTATTACGAGTTTCACGCAAACGTTTTGCAGCTTCATTATATTCAGCTACATTATTATTTTCACGTTCACCTTGTTCTGCAATATCACTATTAATTCTATTAAGTCTTGCATCGTAATCAGCTAAATCATTTTCAAATAATTCAATCTTCCTACGAGTATCAACAATTTCTCCATTATGAATAGCAAGTTCTTGTTCATATTGAAGTTTACCAACTTCTAATTCTGCAATAGCTTGACGAGCATTTGCAATTTGTTGTTGAAGACTTAAAATAGATTTCTTACTATTTTTAATTTCAAGAAGATAAGGTTTACGAGCTTTACGATTAGGTTGTTTTGTACTAATAGCACCTTGATTAGCAATATAAGTATTTAACTCATCAATTTGAGATTGTAAACCATTGATTGTATCTTCAATAGTTTTAATCTTATTTACTAATCGAGTACGTTTACCTTTAAGTGTACTAATCGCTTTATTACGAGTTTTATCTTCAAGCTGAGTTTTATAATCTTCAATAACTTTTTGCAGTTCTTCACGTTCTTGTTCAAGAACAATCTTTTCTACATTTAAGCTATGAAGTTTACTATCAATAGCTCTAAGAGCTTCATCTCGTTGTTTACGAAGATTAGAAGCCTCAATATCGAAAGTTTGAATATCAGTATCAACAATAGCTAACTGACGACGATAATAATCAAGTAAATAATCATCAGTTGATGCCTGAACTTTAAGAACATTGTCGAAAGGATTACCCCAACTTAAACCCATATTACGAGCATGAATATCTCGCATAATAGTAAATTCTCTACGAAGAGCATCTACGACAGGTCGTTTGTTAGCACCGTAAACTTCTTCAAGTTGAGCATCTGATAATTTACTTAATTCATCAAAATATTCAACAGCATAATTGAATCCATTAGCAGAACCAATTCTACCCATAATACCAACAAGCAAACTTGAAGCAGGGTCAGTAATAGTTCTATTAACTTTCGGAGTACCATCATTATTCATAACTTGATTACCAGCTTCATCTAAAACTGGTGTTTCAGTTACTTTAATATTCATATCACCGTCAAAATCAGCAATAGCTGCGGCAGTATCTTGAATACCATTTATAATGTTAGTAGCTCGCTTATTTTCAGCTTCTTGTTGAGCTTTACCATTAAGTATTCGTGTAACACCACTACGTCCAGCAGACATTACACCACCACCGATAGCACCCCAAATAAAACTATCCCATGAAGAAGCTTGTTCAACAAGTCTTCCCATACGAGCTAACGGAGTTAAATCAGCAGTTTCATCTTCAATTCCAAGTTCTTTCTTTGCGGCAACGACACCTTCATTAAGTGCCATATCAACTCGCATTTCTTCAAGACCTTCAGATAAAGCAACAGAAAAGAAATCTTTTGTTTTATGAAGTCCAATACTCGGAATAAGTTTGCGATTAAGTTTAGATGTTTCACTATCTAAAACAAAAGTCTTACCTTTTTGTGCAAGACCTTTTATATTACTTTTTAAACCTTTTTCAATAGAAATACTATTAACTGGAGCTTCTTTAATACCACGAAGCATACTATTAAGTTCAATAGCATTAAATAATATTCCATAAGCCCAAGCATCATTGTAACTTTCAGAAGCATAAATAGATGCAAACTTACGAGCATCATCTTCATTGAAACCTAAATCGAGAGCATATTGATATTGTTCATCATAACCACGAACAATTTCTTCCATACTATCGAGATGTGCTCCGTATAAAGTACCAATTATCTGTTGAGTATAAGGATTTTGTAATGCACGACCTGCTTTATTCAATGCAGAACCTAAACGGCCAACACCGTTAATCATGGTTCCTAATTTACCAACAGCTTGTAAAGCTCGCATTTGTCCAATAACAGGAAGCATAGATGCGGCCGCAGAACCTACGGTAGGAAACATACTTGCCCACCAAGTAGCATCACCCATACCACCAGCAAAACCACCTTTTTGAGCTTGTTCTGTTTGATAAATAGGAATTGCTTTACGACCCCAATTTTCAATATCTTTACCTATTCTCTGCCATTCAGAACCAAGACCTTCGTTGATAGCTTTGTCCCATTTATATTTGGCATTATCATCCCATATTTGACTAATAGCACGATATGTAGTAGGAAAGAAATTAAGAATACTACCAATACCAGTAATAGTACCACCGAGAATAGTAGTTCCTAATTGACCAATAGCATTTTTAGTTAAATACCAACCACTTTGATTTTGTGCTCTATTTTCATTAAAAACACTTAAATCAAGATTAGGATTGACTTGACCTTTACCTAATATATTCTCATATTCAGAAATATTAAAAGGTCGAATTGAAGATTGTTTTCTACCACGAGAAAGTTCAGGTTCCGGCATACTACCGGGTAAAACAGGAGTAGCTCCTACTCCCTGAATTGGTGTTTCAGAAGGAGTAAGAGCTTGAGAACCTGTAATAGGAATTTTAATATCTGTTAGATTTGGCATGGTTTAATATCCTATATTAGCATTATTTATTTTATTCATTTGAATAGCTTCAGCGGCCTCTTGCATATCAAGAACAACTCCATATTGAGTTAAAACATATTCTGCAATAGGAGCTAATGCTTCATTTATAGTTTCATAATATTGAATATTATTAGGAGTTATACCTTTAATTGTATAAAGACTATTAGGAATTGTATTATATCCAAACTCTCCATAATGAACAGAACCATCAGGATATTTCAATCCACTAACATCTTTTATATAATAACCTTGTGTTGTTCTACCAATCTCAACTTTACGACTATTACCGTCAATACTATTATAGAAAGGTTCGTGAATATTCAAATCATATTCAACTTTACCTAAATCATCGACAGTTCTTTGAAGGTCTGCGATGTTTGCAACAGCAGGACTATTATTAGCACCAGTAGTATTGAAATCAATAAATCCCGAAGCGTATTGAGATTCAATCATTCCAGCGCTACGTTGTAAACCTTCACCACCAATTTTAGCATAAGGTTTAATGTTACGGTAATTGTCAAGAATTTGACGAGCAATAGTAGACGGGTCTACTTGTTCAGAGAAAATAATATTACCACGAGCAGCACCAGTTTCATCGAAAAGAGTAATTGCATATTCATTACGGCCTTCACGAGCTGCAATTCCATTAGCAATCGGGCTAACTTCAGTCTTATAAATATCGTAATCAAGACCAAGTTCTTTACCCGAAAGAGGTTTAGAATTTTTAGTAGCGTTACTCTGACGAGTTACACTTATACCTTTTGAATTAGTAGTTGTCGAAGTAGGGAACGCATCAAAGTTCATGTACTTAGCTAATTGCATTCCAGTAAGACCAATACCTTCTCCAGACGGAGTTTGAACAACGCTAATATTACCAGCACCTTTTTTCCAATTTACCATAGCAGCTGTCATGTAATTTTGTTGGAATCTTGAAGGATTAGCAATAATCTCACGAGTTGCTGTAAATTCAAGAGGTGCATCAGCAATAGCTTTACGATAACGATTTGAAACATTATCTGCTGCATTAGACAAAGTAGATTCAAACTCTTCTTTTGTCAGCATATCACCAAGATATTTAGCTCCAGTTGTTACACCATCTTTTCGTACCCAAGTGCTACTATATGTTTCAGGATTATAAAGTTCTTTATAATTTTGATTTATATAATCAACATATTTATCATAACTATCAAGTCTGTTATCAAGAATAATTTTAGCTTCTTCGTTATTAACTCGATACCAACCTATACCACCTTCAATCTTATCTCGATGTTTATTCCAAGTATCAAATACAGAATTAAGTTGAATTTCGTCAGAACGAAGTTTAGCTTGAAGATTATTATAATTACGTTGAGCAGTCTGAACTTGTAAAAGTTTACCTTTAAGATTAGCTGCTGTTTCTTCGTCAAGACCTGCTGAATCAACCAATCTTTCAGCAGTAGAAATATTAAGTGTTTTAACAATATTACCATCTCCCGGATTAAGACCTAAAATTCCAAGTTCATCAGATGTAAATATCTGATTCATAGAATTTGAAAGTTTAGTCATTTGGTCAGTAATTTCATTACGACGATTAATGTTTTCTGCAATACTATCACCAGTAACTTCAAAACCACTTAATGTATCAAGATACGGAGCATATTGTTGAAGAGTTTCAAGTTCTTTTTGCTTACCTTTTGCACGAGCTTTAACATAAGCTGTATAACCGGGATTAGCAATTAAATCAACCGTAGTTTTAATATCTTGATAAGAATATAAACCTGCGGCAGCACCAGCTAAACTTTGAATATTATTGTTAATAAATTGACCAGATAAAACACTTTGTGTAAAAGCGGTTCTATCAAGATTCTCAATATCATCAGTAGCTCCAAGTACACCCTTAGCGTAACTTTCAAACATTTTATCTATATAATTCTGTAAACCAGCTTGAATAAGTTCAGGTGGAACTTGAGCTTTGTTCTGTAATATATCAAGAACATTAACTCCATATTCCTTATTAACAGTATCTAACAAAGTTTTAACTTCAGCAGGTAATTTAGAATTAACAGTAAACTTACCGTCTTTTGTAGGAGCACCAAGTTCATTTATGTTAATACCTAATCCATTAAGAGCAAACATTGTAGGATTGCCAGCAAATAAAGGAGCATAATCTCCTAATTCGTAATCTCTTAAATGTCCACCAGCAGAACTATCATCTTTTACAAATCGAGTAAGAGCATCTTGATTCTGCCAAATAGTAGTAAGATAATTAGTATAATCAGGATTAGATTTGAGTAATGACATAGCATAACTCATAATCTCTTGTTCTGTAATACCTTCTCTTTCACTACCAGTTTTAACAAAGTGACTTGCTAACTTTTCACCATCAAAACCTGTTGCAACATCCAATCCATACTGACGTATCATATCAGGATTAGTAACAAGATTTTCAAATGATACTTTATCAGCCTTAGCTTTTGAAAGAATATCAAATACGTCTTTTTGATATTTATTTACATCGAACTTTTTACCGATTTGAACTCCATTAAAACCACCGCTTACGACAGTATTAGTTTCTGCATCATAAATAATATCAGAAGATTGTAAACGACTACGAAGTAGGAAAGCATTTTGATTTTGAGTATCCCAATCGCTCTTTTTCAAATCTTCCATATACTGCTGTTCCAAAGCATAATCAGCTTGAACAGCTTTAAGACCTTCATTGGTCAGAATATTCTCAGTTTGCTTATAAATATAATCATCTGCTGCAAACCAATTATCTTGTTCCTTAAATTCATTAGCACCTTCAACAATCTTAGCTCTTTCAGAATCAAGAACTTTTTGTCCACGAGAAGTTGCCTTAATTTGACTTAAAGGATTAGCAATTCTGTTAATATATGCTTCACGATTTTGGTAATACTTTTGATTTAAAGCATTTCCAACAGCAGCATATACACTTCCATAATCTTGTAATTGTGGAATTTTTAATGTATTAGTATCGTATCGACCTATTGCAATTTCTGCCATAATTTTATAATGATTAGTTTGTAAATTAGTTGTAACTCGTATGGCTCCGCCTGCTGGGCTTCGCCCAGCGGCTCCGCTCCCCGGTGGGGCAGGAGGTTGCACGCCCACTTGTCGCGCGTGTTTGTACCACTATTTGTATCATTACAAATATACAAAAAATCGTGAATATCGGACTATCCTATAAAAGAATAATCCGATATATCACGCATCATATTAAGCTCTTTTACGTCTTGCAAGACCACCACAAGCAAAACCACTTCTCATGTGATTAGTTACTCCACGAGGCCATAATTTCTCGTATAAGCGGGCACTTGCGTAATTATTAACTGCTCCGGCAAGACCTTCAACTCCTTGTAACATTCCTTGTAATCCTTGCGTTCTGACTGCCATTAACTGTTGATTCAAGCCGACAGCTTTGTTATATTCATTAATAGCGTCTTGATACATAATTTGACTATTAACATTTCGAGCATTAACTCGTTCTTGCCTATTCAAATCATATCTTTGACGTTGATAATCTTTCTTAGCTCCATACAATTTATTTCGAGCAAGTTGAGCATTAATTGCAAGATTTGCTACACTATTTCGAGCAGTTTGAACATTACTTGTGTTATCAGTAATATATCGAGCAGCTCTACGTTCTTGTGTGCCAAGTTCTTGTAATTCCTCACTAATATCATAATCTGTACTATATTGGACAGCATCTACTTTATTACCTTTCGGAACATGAAGTGTAGATTCAAATTCAATAGCCTTTCGATTAGCACGAGTATTAAGAGCGTTACCTACAATTCCAAACAGTGAACTTGCAAGATTCATACCAAGTCCAAATTCATTAAATCCGAACTTAAATGCAGAACCACCGCCAGCACTTGCAGTAGTTTGAATTGGAGGTAAAGTAGTAAGTTTAGGAGCTGAAACTCCTGTAAGACTATAAGGTGAAGCATATCCACCAAAAGGTCTTTTCTTTCTTATCATTCCACCACAACGCATAATCGGAGCATCATCACGAAGTCCTAAAGCAGTGGCATAAAGTTCTTGAGCTTCAAACAAATCTGCTGTTTTAGCATCAATAGCTTCAGATTCACCACGAGCTTTATTCATTTTATAAACTAATTTTTCAATATTACGAATATTTGTTCCAGTTTGTAATTTGTTAGTTTTACTCTTATCTAATGCAGATAAAGATAATGTAACTCCATCAGCAAGTTGAATGACTTGAGCTTCTTTTTTACCTTTCATATCAGTAAGTTTCTTTGCGTAATCAGCGAAAGTACGATTTGTTCCGGGAACTTTAATTGTATCACTGAATACTTGACCACCTTCAGAAGTTTCACGAACAACTTCACCAGCATACATTCGACCATTTTTAGCGCCGCCGCCTTCAATTTCCGAATCACCATATATGATTCCAGTTTCACCAGTAGCAGGATTATATTGTTCATGAGTTTGACCATAAGCAACAACACTATTAGATGAATTAGGAACTACTTGACCGCCGGTGTTTAACTTTCTACGACCAACCATTCCACCTAATTTAGCATAAAATCCTGTACCTTCGGAGTAATTGCCAAGATTACTTTGTCGAATAGTTGCAACATCATTTTCAACTTTATCTTGCATATTACCCAAAGTCTGCTGACGTTCCATTTCAGCTTGTTCAGCTAAAAGTTCTTGACGACGACGTTCTTCTTGACGCTTTTTCTTACGTCCAGTAAACAGACCAACAATGCCACCAATTAATGCGCCGATACCAGCACCGATAGGGCCAAGCCAAGAACCAGCAGCTGCACCAGTAGCAAGCGCCGCGGTTCCACCAACAGCAGCTCCAATTCCTAATCCAGTTCCAGCTCCACTTAAAGCGCTACCACCTATGATACCTTCGCCATCAGCACTATATTTAGATTCGTCAATATCATTGGTTTGAACTCGTGTACCCCATTGAACACTACCGGGGTCATTAATACTTGTTCCACCCCAATAAAATTTCCTACGAGGAGTTCCAACAAGTCCACCGAATTTAGCAGTAATACCACGAGAAGTTAAAACTTCATTATTAATCTTATTTTGCATATTAGCATAAATAGCTGAATCACGAGCCATCAATTGATTTGCCTTTGCAATACCTTGGGCATTCAAATCAAGGTTGCCGTATTCATAAACATCACTAAGATGTTTTCGTTTAATACCAACACCTTCATTTTCAAAATAATCTCGATTGTTTTTACCAGCGATTATACTACGATAAGCATCACCAGACATAACGCCACCGAAATCTTTTCGCTTACGTCTTACAAGACCACCACAACGAGCAACTCCACGAGCAGTAACAATTTCATTATTGATTTTGTTCTGCATATTTGCATAAATAAGTTTATCATTAGCAATCAACTTATCTACATAGTTCTTAACTGGGATTCCAGTATCATCATTCTTTCCGCCATGATATAATAAATCAATCATACCATTACCGAAAAAACTATTACCGGAATTACGAGCCATTCCTAAATAATCAGCGGTAGCGTCATGTGTAGAACGAATACCACCGAAATTATATTTTTTACGATTAGTTTTACTCATATCTTCAACATAGTTATCAGGATTATCATCAGTATTAAAATTAGAAAATAATTTATTTCTAATCATATCATAATCATTAGAACTATTAGTTTTAAATATTTCTAATTCAGATTTATCTCTTCTTTTATTACCAGTAGTATATTCTTTAATAATACTATCTGTATTACGTTCATTAGCACCTTTTAACAATTTCTTATATTGTCTAAAACCAGTTCGACCTACTCGATATGCAAGATTAGACATAAGATTAACAATAGGTTGAGGTAAGGTATTGAAATCATCAATACCATATTTCTCAGAATAAATATCACGAACATCATTGTAGGCTTTCGCCATACGACGATTCAATTCAGCATCAATTTGTTTTCTTGTTGCTTTACCTTTCGCTTTAACAGATTTAGTAAAATCAGAAGTATCATTTAACTTAAAACCGGGACCAATAGTTTTAGCACCACCTTCATATGAAGCATAAGGATAATAATATTTACCATCTTTTGAACGTGAACGAACAGTTTTAAGTTTATTATTTTCTTTAACACGAACAAATTCTTTATCACCAGTCAATTCGTTATCCCAAATATGTTGAGAATACTCATTAATATAACGAGTAACTTGACGAAGACTATCAGGATTAACTTTACGATTAGACATACCATTAAAAGTTTGAGTAACACGACAAGTGGGCGTGCAACCTCCTGCCCCACCGGGGAGCGAGGCCGAAGGCCGAGCCGCACAAGTTGTTACAAATTATCTTTGATTATTACGATTATCAAGAATCCATTCGGGATTAACATCAATAAGTTCCCAAAGTCTGTTATTATCACTATTATTAAACTTCATTATACAATAAATATATTGACAAATGAATTTATTAATATCATACCATTTAGCTTTACGTTTTAGTGCAGATTCATCTACAACTAAATCAGTAATCATAAAAGGTATTTGTTTGTGTATATCATTAACACTATTAAATCTCCAAAGATTTACTTTATTAACACCAGTTGTACCATTATACCATTTATCATTAAATTTAACAATTTTATAACCAGTACATTGGTCATCATTATGAACCAATATTTCATTAATAGTTTTATAAAATTCATTAAGAGTAGGTAACAAATTATTAACAATATCAACTCTATCTTTCCAAGCGATATTATTTAATAACTTATTATAACTATTATTATCATTAAGAATAAATTTAATATATGATTCTTTAATAAGTTGATTACCATTATCATCTTTTAAGAATCGACCATAATTATTTTTAGATATTGCATAAATACCATGTTTATCAAACCAGAATAATCCATTTCGATTGGTAATACCTACGATGGGATTATAATCATGGAATGAAATCCAAGCATTAGCAATAGGACTAAAACTAATTGTGAATTGTTTATTATCAACATTTTGGACTAAATATAAGATATTAGTATCTTCATTAAATGCCCAAATTCTACCATTATTTTTAAACGGATTAACTACATCTTTTACAAGATTACCGTCAAACCACTTAAGAGCATTGAGCGCAGTCATATTACTTACTTTATCTCCATTGATATTAAAGATACGCCTATGAACTGCATCAATAACAAAATAACCAATAACATTAACATGAGTATCAAAATAACTTTGACAACCTATATAACCACTGGGACTATATGTAACCTCTTTAGGTTCTATATTAAATATATCAGCTGTACCTAAATACGAAGTACCTTCATCAGTATTAGAAAGTGTATCACGAAGTTGCAATAAATGCAAACCGTATGTTTGTTGAATATAAAGATTTTTATTGTCAGTTTTTAATGCGATAATTTCACCTCGATTAAAAGGCATATCTTTATAATCATCACTTCTAAATAATCGCCAATTAAGATTAGCATTTTCAGCATTCTGTAATTGACTACGAATTATACGATAAGGATGGTCTTGAGTTCCGGGAATTTCTTCAAAATAAGTAAATGTTTCAATTCCATTCTCATTGTAAACAGGAGAATAACCTTTACCAACACTATTATTTATGAAATTATCAACTTGATAACTTAATTGATAAAATTCGCGTAATTCATTACCCCGTTTATCGTGATATTTGAAAGATTTATCTACGTTATTAACACTAAATCGAGCAAGAATATTGAATTTACTTTCAAGAGGAACAGTGAATATCCAACGATAAACAGTGGCGTTACTGTCTAATTCTTTTGCTTGAGCATCACCATAACGATAATCAGATGATGGAGCAGTAGCTCGAAGGGTTATATATCCAATAAATGTATCACCAACTAATGAAGTTATTATTTCAGAAGAACCTTTAATATTAATTACATTAGATGCAATTTGAAGTTTCTGATTATTAACATCAGAATAAAGTGTTTCAGAATTATTAATTAAATCGGCAATATATCCTCTTGCCCATTCTTCATTATCTGTACCTTTATTAAATCCATCAAAACCTTTTTCAATACGATAATAACTATCGCCAGCAATATTGTTTTGAGAACTAATATTAGCATTGATATATTCAAGTGAAACATCTTTAGTTGCACGAGAAGTATCAATAGTAAGACTATTAATGTCAGCATCTAAGAATCGAGTTCCAGATTCATTAGGATTTGTATCAAATCCATCAAAATCTTCACCTTTCCATTTAGCTGGAAATACTTTTATATCATCATTAAGTTCTTCATTTTTAACAAATTTAAGAACATCAGTTTCAAAGCATAGAGGTTTAAGTTTACCTCGAATACTATTTATCTTATTATAGAGATATTCAAATGTATAAAATCTTGCATTATCTCCACCAAAAGGATTTTTATAAGTTTGATTTTTACCGAAATTGTTAGTTTCAGTATCTCGCATTGCGAAACCTTGTGTAACAATTCTAGAGTTATTAATATTATGTTCAATAAAGAAATAAACTATCGAACTAATATATTTATTCATTAAGTCTGTTTTACCAGCAAGATTAGCTTTAATATTAATATTAGAACTTAATGTATAAGTAGGATTCCATTCAGAAGAAGTAGAATATAATTGAGTTAACCAATCAAATGTCGGAGCAGTTGAACCATTAACTTTATCACTTAATCGAACTTCAATTAAAATATATTTAGTTTCTTTTGCATCAAGATTAATTACAAAATTAGTTTTAGTATTAATTGTATTACCAATAAATGTAGATTTACTATCAGATGCTAAAAGATTAGATTCAGAAACTTCATAATACCCAGTTTCAACTTCAGATTCTTCTGAATCAATTTGTTTAACTACCGATGTAGCATCATAAACTTTTGTAGTTAAATTTATACCAGCAGGTATCACACTATCTCCACCAAATGTAGGACTACATTCAACACCAATTAATTGGCTTGATGTACTCTCACTTGATATTTCCAATACTACGACTTGATAATCAAAAGGATTAACTCCACCTTCAGAATCTTCAGTTGTATAAGGTAGTGGAAGACTTGGTAACTTTAGTTTACCTTTGGTTAAAGAACGACCTTTTGCTTTAACAGTAGCGTGTCCAGTTGAAACTCCGTATAAAGTAAAATAACGATTACGAGCTATTGTAGGATTCTCACTACCAACACCAGTTTTAGCAATTTCATCTACTTGTTCAGCAGCATCAATATCAGGTAAACTCTTCCAACTCGGACTTATAATCTTACTAATATTTTCAGATTTATAAGGAATTTTATGAGCATTTTGATTAGTAGAACCTACAGGATAAGCTTCAATATCATAATTGTTAGCTTTCCAAGGAATATGATGTATATTTACAAGGTCACCTTTATAATCATAATATCCAGCATAAAGAACATAAACTTCACCACTCTTAAAATAACGTCGAGTACTATTAATATAAGAAGAACTTGGATTCCAACTTAATTGAACATCAAGATTGTTCTCTGTAAACTCTTTAAGTTCACTATCAAGTTTACTATAATCAAGAGTTTTTACATTACCTCGAATAAGTCTATTATTGAAATTAACAAGAGTATTATCTCGAATATATGATATATTTTTAATAAAAATATCATCAAGACTTATAGTAGATAAATATGAAACATCACTTACAATATGAGTAGTACTTACACCATTAATTGAAATATCATTAGTTTCATATGATAATTGAGCTTCGTCAGTAATATAAACAATAGCAAACCTACAATGTTTATATTTAATACCACTATTTCTAAAACTAATAGTAATATTTTTATTGATTTCGATACCTAACGCATAATCTTCTTCATAATTACCACAAACAATAAGTGATGTACTCAAAGGAGAATAGTTTGTATAAGTACCATCATCAAGACGATATTTGATTGCTATTTGATAAGCACCAGTTTTAAGATTACCACCGTCTTTAACTTCTAATTGAAGTTCAGGATAAGTAACATTTGGAATAAGATTAAACGAATCAACTTCATCAACAGTGATGTCATATCCTATCGCAGTATCATCTCCATTGTTACCATCATAAAACGGGTCAGTCATATTAATAATTCTTGTTTCATTTGCTGATTCATCAGTTCCCTCAGTAAATGTAACAATCAAATTTTCTTTATAATTATATATATAATCTCCATGAATTGGTCTATCAATACTGAATCCAAATGCACCCGATGTACTATACAAACAACGTTTTACAGTTGGGTTATTATCATCAAGATTAAGATATATAATAGCGTCGTTAGTTTGTAAATCAGATTTATCTGCATTATTCCAGTGTTCTACAACGCAAAAAAGTACAACACCAACATTAGTTGGAATTGTACCTATAATATTATATTTGTGATTATTGGCATCACTATAAATATAAGGAATGATATGCCGATTTGTCGGATGATTTTCAAGAATATCATCTAATTCACCTATGAAATCAAATCCTCTTTCATTAAAATAACTTTGACCTTTATTATCAATAGTTATATTTTTAGCATATCGTAAAGATTTATCTTGTGCAATATGAGGTGAATTATCTAAATCAAGACCTAAAACTTTCATAATTTCTATTATTCTAATGTACGAAGAATAGTAGCAATATTCTCTCGACGGTCGTTACTAAATTTATTACAAGAAACTCGAACTTGTATTCTCATTCTATCGAGTTCTATCGCAGGATTTGTATAAGGATTGTTTGCTGTAAGACTTACAACTGGATGTTTATAACCTCTTAATAACATTTGTTTAAGAACATAAAGTTTAAGATATTTTTTAAGAGGGCCATTATTATAAATAAGAGGAACATCCATATTTATAATATTGTCATAAACAACAGGCAAAGCTCTATATCTTAAATGAATAGTTCCATAATCAATGTTAGTATGAATCCAGTTATTACTAATGTAATAATAAGGTTGCTCTTTATCAACAGAAGCATGATTAAAACTATCATTTTTATCACCGGGACTTGTTATATCTGCATTTGGAATACCGGGATAAGGAGTATATGTCGGAACAGTTGTTACTTTTTCAGTAATAGTATCTTTGTTAAATTCAGCTGAATTTTTAAGAACAGCTTTTTTGTTATTTATAATAACGTCAATTATACCACGAAAATCCCACGGTAATTGACAACGATGGTCGTCAAATTCAATATCTTTTTCTATATCAACATAAGCTTGAATGAATTTGAGTTCTCCCAAAGCATTTGCAATCCAAATAGGAAAACGACTTACAAAATCATCACTTTGTATATTATAATCGTTATACATATCTGGAATTAATGTAGCACTACTAATAAATATATTATTATCAATCATAAAGCATTATTTTGTTTAGGAAGATTATTTCGATATAGTTTAATAGCTTCGTCAGGATGATTAAAACAAATTGCAAGAATTTTATTGAAACAATTAAGTCTTCGATTTGTTGCAATTTCATCAACAGTTTTACCTTTCATTGCAAAAGGTGTTCTGTCAATAGTTTTTTCACCATTTTCATAAGCACTACTTGTGTGACCAAATTTGAATTTGTAATAAACACTTTGCGGTATTCGACCTTTAACTTTATGATATACAGCTTTTATGCACCAGTCATAATCATAATATATGAAATAAGGAATACCATTTGGATTATCAGCAGTTCGTATATTAATACCTTGTTCTAACAATTTCTTTTTTAAGTCTTTTGTAGCACCCCAATCGACAACACTACATACATCTCCTGGCATTGTCTTTTTATAGTAAACATAAACGTAACCTACGGAACTACCAAAAGAATAATTATTACCTTTGCATAATAAATTAGCTATCTCATTATTAACTTCATCTTGCATATAAGTATACATTTCAGAAGGTAATTCTTTAAGAGCAGCAAGAGTTTCTATATCATCATCGAGTTTATCAAGACGTTCATAAACTAAGTAATTATAACTACGAATATAACTCATTAGTTTAGTACCAAGTAAAGCATCTTGTTTCTTATTAAAATAAATCTTACTACGATTATCAATATCGAATACTACTGAAACATCAACACCGGCTTCTTGATATTTAGCAAGATTATCTTTGATATTATAAATACAATCATTGCGTCGTTCATAAGCAAGATGTAATTGTTTAATTAAAGAATTAAGTTGTATTTGAACTTCTTTAACGAAATCTCTCCAATAATATTCGTTATCAACCATAATGATAGAAACATGATGTTAATCTTGACCATTACCACGTTGAGCAATAGTAGGATTATTATTATTTGTTTTAATATCCAAATCTTGAGGATAAATACCAAATTCAGTTTTAAGTATTTCTTGAATTATACCTTCAAGCATATCATTAGGTAAAGGTAATTCAATATCTTGACCATCTTCATTCTTAAAGAACGAAAGAACTTCATCAGGATTTTCAAATATACCTGTAATCATTACTTCATTAATTGGTCGTCTATCATCAATATCTTTTGTACCAACTTTTTCAGCAATAATTATATGACCGTTTAATATAATATAAGCTCTTGGATACCCGGTGGGAGAGCAGGTTAGACGCCCACTTTGACGTAGTTTAAGAGATGTAATAGAACTCTCATACATATATCCATTACCAACAGTATCACCTACAAACGCAAAAGGCGCATCACTTTGTATGCGCACTGGTGTAGGAATTTTGTACTTTGTTCCTAACAATCTAATTTTATTAGCAACTCGATATTCAGTAGGAAGAATATCACTATATTTCAACTCTTCAACAGGAGCAATAAAAGTAAGTTTAAGAATATCATCTATTCCATTTTTCTCAACGCTTTGCCGGATACGATTTGCAAACATAGTTTTAATCATATCCTTAACACGTTCTTTAAGTTCGTGATTATTAGGTTGATTAACCATGTTTGCAATACGAGCTGCATATTGATTAAGTGTTCCCATATCTTACTTATTTAGATTCAAAAGATTAGCAATAGTATTTTGTTTTTTCCAAATATATTTTTCATCATCAGGATTAAATCCTTCTACGATATTATATTCAAGAGAAATAAAACCAATAGGTGTTTCTTTAATAGGGTCTTTAATAAGAAAAGTATAAGCAGACTTCATACTTCTACTTTCAAGTTCATCTTTATAACATCTATCTTGAAACTTATATTTACTAACATCATTACAATAATGACGATTTCTAACAAGAAGATTATGAAATAAATAAGGAAAATTATTAACAAGAACATCCTTAAAAGATTTCTTATAAGATACTATACAACAATCATAATCTTCACCAACAACAGTATATTTATCCATTTCTACACCATTAATGAAATGACCGCCATTATGAAAATAAGCAATATAAACAGCATTAGCGTGAATAGTATCTCGAATAGAAGCACATATCTTATCAAGTTCTATATAACAATTACTTTTTTCAATAGTGAGTTTTTGTTCTTTACGCTTAGGAAATAACCATTCTTTTAGATAAATACCAGCAATCGTACTTATGGATGTTATTATAGCTACTATAATAGCTGTATAATCGAACATAGATAGGCGTATAAGAGGATTAATATTAATAGGTATATTATATTGGGCTACTAACAAATATACGTTAAAATAGTCGATTTCCCACCATATTCACTATAAAAAAGAGGTGCTACATTAGTAACACCTCTCACCATTTCAATTCAATCTTTAACAATATAAATTGTTATATTACTAACAATTTATTTCTTTACTTTCTTACCAGTGGTCTTTTTACCACCTTTCTTTCCACCACATGCCATAGTAGTAATCATCTTAATTAATTAATGATTTTGTTTATAATCAGCACCAATCTTTTTTAGAATAGGTTTGAATATCCAACTCCAAGCAACTGGTGCAAGAATAGTAGAATTAATAAGAATTGTAGTATTCTCATATCCACCTGCTATATATCCCGCGGCAATAGCAAAACAACTAATTAACATAATCAGTCGTTTAGTCCATGTACCAACAGATTTATCACCATTAATATCATCTATTGCTTTAATAAGTATGTATGTTAAAACATTCACACAAAGCATAAATGATAAATCAAAATGAGTACTGAATAACTCAACGAAATGTCCTACGAGTTGTTCCATTTACCATTCATCAATTTCATCGACCACCATATTTCTTATTTGGAATATATTTTAAGAAACTAAAAGGAAACAATTTCTTTCTAAAATCTTTATCAGATTCTAAACTTCTTGCTTCACCTTCAAAACAAATATCTTTATAAGCTCTGTTATAAGGAGGTAATATAAGTTCAATTATCCAACTAATAACATAAGCTAATAAAGGAAATATTGGAGTAGCAAGTAAAGCCCACCAAGAATAACTTGTAGTAAGACTTAATATAATACTAACCAACAAACTTGTAATAAAAAGAGTAATTTGTTGATAACTATGAACGGTTTCATGTCGTTCAACAGTTTCAGTAATTTTATCTTTTTGTTCAGTTCGTATGATTAACCACCATAATATCGTCATACATAAATACCCTTTGAACGGTAGGAATTTACAATAAATTTTAATCATAATTTATAATAAATTAATGTTGTAAATTAGGTTCTGATGTATTACTATTAAGGTTAGCTTTTGCAAAAGAAACAATATCACCAAAAGTTTTAGAACCTGTATAATAAGGCATATTACCTAAATTTTTAGCAGCAAGTGAAAACCATGTAATTTTAGGTCTAAATTGACCATTAGCAACTATATATTCAGTTTGTTTTAACAAACCTACTATAAAATGTCCATTGGTATTTCTTGTCAATGTTAATTCAAAAGCAGTAAATAACGAAGTAGAATTATAACTAAATGCAACAATATTGTATTGTCCCGGTTCTGAAATTACACTATTAACTGTTAAAGACCCCCCCCCATTTATAAAATAATTATTTCTAAATTCAATAACTAAATCATAAATATTAGAATCTTTCCAATTATTAAGAATATTGTTCCAATCATTTTGAACATTTATTATATTAGCACCTATGTTAAGATTCCAAATAGAATGAGTATCTACATCAGATAAACCAACACTTAGAAATCTAATAGAAACAGGAATTTTAATTCGTTTTGTATCATATAAAACTTCAACTACTTCAAAAATAGCACTTTCAGAAGAACCGATTTCACAAGTTTTGAAATTAGAGTTATCGGAAGAACCGCCACCTTCTGACCAAGGTTTAAATGTAAGATATGTTAAAGCTGAATGTAAAGTATCAGCATCAGCAGTATCACAATCATGGCCTTGTTTAACCCAAGAAGTTAATTGTTCTCTCGTAGGAATAGCATATTCTAAATTAGGCATATCCAGTGAAAGATTTGGTTCTTCACTACTGATACGCTTAATAACAAACATTGGAATACTTATACCACGCCGATTATTTACACCAGCTTCATTTGTAAAAATCCAATAGTTATAAATATTATCATCATTTTTGTAATAATGAATAATTCGTAATCCATTGATAATTAGATTAGGAGTATCACCACCAAACAATAAAGTTTGATTCGGTCTATCAGTTACATTATCAGTAATTAAAGGTTGAATAAAATCAATAAGCTCACCAAATTGAACTTGTGTAGGTATTTTACCTGTTTCAAAATATTGTTTAAGCTGACTTTTAGTTGCCATAATATAAGTAAGTTTAATTATTTGATTATAGTTATTATTAACAGAATAATTAAACTTACTATTTACAATAGAAGCTTAATATTCTGTTTTCATATAATTAGTTAAAAATGTAGTAATATTAGTAGGTCTTCCAGGATATTTTCGAATCTGTTGTACTTGACTATCATAAGTACTATCGGCTTTTGAAGTACCATTCGGAACTCTAATTGTTACTTTTGGAATATTATTAACTAATGAAATTTGTTTTGCTCTAATAAGTATCCATTTATCAACAGACAAATTAGTTTTAGCAAATTCAACAATAGCTCCTTGTGATGAACCAACATCAAACCAATGTTTTTCATAAATTTCATTAGCTTCTAAAATAATATGATATGATGATAACATTTTACCATAAGGTAAACCCACATTACGCCATATAATATCAGAAGGTATAGCATTAATACAAGTGGTATCATCAATCTCATGCATATCTTTATTACCAGCTGCACTATACCATTCATTCATTTTAGAACCATCAAGAATAGTATAATCAACTGGAATAATACCAGTTTCTTCAAGAGGTCTTCCTTGATTACATCTCAGAATAATATAAGGAATAATTGTACCATTAGATGCATCAAAAACACCTAAAAAGATATATGTATAATTATCATCAATAGTTACAAATCTATAACCCCAAACATGAGGAGCACTCGGATTATATAGTCTTAATGTACTGTCCCCCCATGTTAAATCATTATTCGGAATTTTACTTATCAAATTTTTAAAATCAGCTTGTGTAGGAATTTTCCCAGTTTGAAACAAGGCTTCAATTTGTGCAATAGTCATAGTAATAATAGTTAAAGTTTGACATATATTAGTTAAAATCTAACTATTATTACTAATAACAGTCAGATTTTAATATAATAGTTTTTTACTAAATTTACCAGGGTTTTCTAAATCATTTGTGATAACACTGTCAATAGCAGTCCATTTAGTTTGAGAATTACCAGTACAACGATAAACATATAAATCATTGGAACCACCCATATCAACATCCATTGCGAAAGCATAACCAACATACCATACACTATTTTGCAATACAGGATAAATACGATATGTTATATTGGTTGATTGAATGGTTCGAGGTGACGGATTATTATTAGTAGGTTGTGTGATATTAAACCACGTCCAACCAGAACCTTCAATATTATTAATTAAATCTATTTCATCAGCAGTATTAATATCGCCAACTTCAGATTCAAAACGCGCTCTATCTGTTTTATCTAATAAATGATAAGTTATATTAAAATTGGCACCGCTAACAGCATTATCTTGAAAACAAATAACTGCTACAAGATAATTACCTCCAATTTAATCATCCCAAGCACCAATTAAAAAATAACTACAATTATAATTATAAATATATCTAAGAGATTTAACATATAGTCTATCGGTACTATCTCCATTTCCGAAACCTATTGTTGTATCACCAGTCCCCCCAATGGCATACTCAACATACCATCAATAAGGTTGGCAAAATCAGTTTGAGTTGGTATAGCACCAGTGACAAATTTTGCTTTTAAAGCAGATTTAGATAAAGCCATAACTTTTAATTAATTAAGATTAGTAACAATACGTTTAATTTTAGCAAACAAACTTTCAGATTTAGTTTCTGTTGCAACTTCAGCAGGTTCTTCTGATAAAGTTTGAACATCATTAGAACGAGTATTTGGTGTACGACCAACTTGGAAAATATAGTGGTCAACACCATCACCTTGTATCTGCATATACCCAATACCATCCGGGCCAGCTGCTTGTGTAACACTAACTGACTTAGAAGTAGCACCAGAATAACTTGCAGTTACAGTAGCAGTTTTTGCTCCAATAGGATTATTAGCTGCTGTTAATTTATTACCACTTAATGTAAAACCTCCCGGATTAGTTGTTAAAGCTAACGTAGGAGTTGCAGATTCAGTAATAGCTGTTCCAATAGAACCAGATGTATAAACAGGAATTTTAGTTCTCGTACAACTTGCTGTAATAGTAGAAGTTCCACCTGATGCAGCAATAGTTGTAGGATTTGCCGAAATAGCAATATTCCAACTACCGTAATTATAAGATTCAATTTTGTTAGCTGCTTGATAAATATATATTGTTCCACTTGCAGATTTACCATTAGCCGACCAAGTAACAGCTTGACTTTTAACAGTAGTTTGAGCTGAAACAGTTGTACCCTTCGAAGAAGCAGTAGCAGTAATGGAAGATACATTCGGAACAACATTAGCAGTTCCACTTGAAGCAGCTTCAGTAGTAACATCTTTTGTAGCACCAGATGTATATTCGTAAGTAGTAATTGTAGCAGATTTATTCCAAGTTTGACTACCATTTCCGGCAGTTGCAGTAGCAGAACCTCCAGATGCAGGAATAGTTTTATTTGAAATAGTACCAGCTACAATATTACCGTAAGTATAAATTCCACCAGATATAGACTTAACACTTTCAAGATTCTTTTCTTGATATAAATAATATGTTGTCTTTTTAGAACCCCAAGTTACTTTAATAGAAGCACCTCTATATTCTGAATAAACAGTTGTTCCAGCAGAAGGACAAGTCCATGTATGTTTTGCAGAATCCCATGTACCAAAAGTAACATTACCAAAGGTACATTCATCACTAACATTAGTTTCAGAACTATCTCCGCTGGTATAATCATATATAGCAAAAGTATAAACCCAAACCGTACCACCGTTAGCTTTAACAGTATTTTGTCCAGTTGAAGGATTAGAACTTGTATATCTATTAGTTATTTCTCGTAATGTTTGAGAATTAGCTTCTTGTTTAATAACAATATTTGCAGAAACAGTTTGACCATCGAATGTATTAGAGAACTTGCCAGTTACATTAATACTCCGTTCAGTTCCTACAATAGTAGTTCGATTGCTTGCAGTAACTGTAACACCAGATATAGAAAATCCAGTAGCACTTCCTGATAGAACTGGAGTAACATTATCTGTACTAACTAAATTACCATTACGATACGTTTTAAGTACAGCTGTAATATTTGCAGTTCCACCTTTTGCGGCAATTTCAGTATTATCACTACTTAATATTAAATCATATGTATAAACAGATGCTTCTTGTTCAACAGTAAGAATAACTTGTTTACTGGAATCTTTTTTACACTTTCCAATAAACTGCATACTTCTCTTAGAAGTACCTTTTTGAACAGGTGATGAAATTTTAACAGTCTGATTTCCTTGAAAAGAGGGAGATTCAATACTAATTGAATCTCCACTCTCGTCATTCCATTTATTAGTGATAACACTCATAAACGATTAATTAATTTATTCAGCAGGCTCGAACGTCCATTCGTCATTCGACAGAACCTTCAGAGTCTGCTCACCACCACCCTGCGGAATAGTAACAGTTGCAGTAGTTGTACCCTGCGAATTGAGATACAGATAGCTGTCACCAAGAGCCTGAGTAATAGTAATAGTTTTAACAACAGTCGAACCCTCACCCTTGATTTCAAGAGTTGCAGAACGAGCTGTGATAGTTTCATTCTTCGGTACAACAACAGTAACATCATAAGTATATTCTCCAGTAGCACCGGGGTCACCAGCAATAGCAGTACCAGATGTAGCTGTTGTACTACTATTAACCTTAAATGATGTTACATTTGCAATACCGAAGTTAGTTTTCCATGTAAACGTAAGAAGTTTCGAGTTAGACTTACCAGTTACATGAATTGTTTCACCACCTTTAGCAACATTAATAGTTAAACCATTGGGAGTGATAAATTCGTTAGCAGCCTTTTCAGTAACTATGACTCTAACTGTGTTAGTCTTTCCGACAATCTTACCGGAAATTGCAGTGCTTCTATCTGTACGACCAGTATAAGGATTCGCAGAATTAATCTTAATCTGTGCATTTCCAGTACCAGTTTTAGGAACCCATGATAAATAACTCGGAATAGTTGCCATTTGTTTTTTTTTTGGTTGATTAACTATAATAACAAACTAATTACCAAATTCCCATTCAACTGTATCACTTGCGAAAACAGTTATGGTATCATGATAATTATTATCTTTATTTAGAATAACAAGAGTTTTATCAACAGCTAATTCTACAACAGGTTCATCTATTGGCCAAACTTTTTTACCATTAAGCCACATATCAAGAACCTGCCGACGATTACCATTAAGCATTACGACAGCTTCCGTAGCTCGTTCAAGAAGATTAAGTTGTGCCATAGTTGTAGATTAATATTAACCTTGCGGTGTTTCAAGAGCAGTTACACGACTTTCCAAAGAAGTATAATTACTCTCTAATGTATTTACTTTACCACTTAAAGTAGTAACAGTTTCTTGTAATGTATTAATAGTACCTTCAAGAGTTTCTACTTTTGTTTGTAATTCTTGAACAGTTGAAGATTCAGCCTTAGTGGCTAAACCTTCAACTACAAAAGTAATTAACTTCTGAAAAGCACCAGTTTTCGGAGGCCAGTTTAAGGCACAAAATACTTTGCGAATTACTGATTCTTTCATATTATTAAACCGTTAATTAGATTCGACATTACCAACCCTAAATATAGGATGTTCAATACCATCACCTTCGATTTGCATATAATCAATACCATCGTTTTCAAATACTGGTTCAGGTACTAATTCAATAGTTGTAACACTATGATTTGCAAGATTATCATAACTTTGATTGTATTCAACGTAACCATTACGTCTAACCAAAATTACAACCTTTGAATCATAAGTACCACTGATATGAGCTATACCTTGATAATCAGTAACGATAGTTTTAACAGAAGAACTAAACCAACAACTAATACCTGTGGTAATAGGAGCTTTAGTAACAGAATCTACAAATTTAAGAGCTATATAATCTTGACCTTCTTTCGGATGTAAATCAATATAATTGACAACAGCTTCAGAAGGTTTAGCTGCAATAAACAATGCAGGTTCAGTAGCTTCATAACGAGTATCACCTAAAGTCTTATAATTACGTTCGAAACCAATCGGATTAGCTTCACTAACATAACCATTTTCTGATGAACCACAGTTACCTATCTTTTTACCAGTTTCATCATAAATAGTATTATTAATCATACAACCAGTTAAAGCATCCCGTGTACGAACTTTAATAAGGCCGTTATTATTACGAAGACATAATATCTCAACTGTTTTATCAGTATCAAATACTACTTCTTCACTACCAATATTATACCAATCAGAAGATAACGGTAAAGCATAATAAGTTGTAACATTACCTTTATTCTTTGTGATTACCAAAGGTTCATCAGGTCTGGTTGTACCAACAGTAGTTCCAGTACTTGATATTTCTTTAATATCAGCAGCTAAATAAAGTTTATTACTATCATAAATTTCATAAGCCTTGATGGTTACAGAAACCTCTTCGGGTTCAGGCGGTAACTCTTCAAGTACAATAGTAACACTATGTTCACCAGTAGAATTAATCGTACCAGTTCCAGTGTTAGTTATATAACCAGTTTTAGAAGCTCGGAAATCAACACTTGTTCCAACTGGAGCTGTAACAGCCTCAGATTTGCCAGCAGTCGATTCATCATTATTAAGAGGTTTCCAATCGCTTTCAGTACTGAGTTTATACTCAAACGTAACACCGTCTAAAGCAGTAGATTCAGTATTTACAGCAGTTGCATAGATAGTACCAGATTGAACTGGAACTTTATCCATTTCAACAGTAACTTCTGCGGTAGGAATTGCATAAGTTACCAGTTGTTCAACCTCTATATAACCCGACGAAACAAACCTCAAAATTCGGCTCGTATTGACATCTCCGGTGAGTTGTAGCGGCGTATCTTTTGTTACTTGACCTAATATACCACCCGTGTCCTTATCATAGACGTATGCGGCTATTTTGGCCTTTGTTTCGCTATCGACCACCGTAAGACTTACAGCACCTTGTTCAACTGGTAAAGCTGTAAGAGTAATATCACGAATTATATTCTCATCCAACGTAATACGCTCTTCATAAGTTTCATATCCACTTGCACCAACTTGAATTAAAATATCACGCGGGTCATAAGTTTCATATGTAAGAGTACCAGTACCTTGAGCAATAACTACATTAGAAGGTTTATCAGTAAATATAATTAAAGCATTATCAGGAGTTGCATTTACAGTTAATGTCTTTTTAGTCTTAGGTGTAAGAACAACATTAATTGTCGTATCTTCAACACCTACATCGACATAAACATCTTTTGTAATGTAATTCTCTTTTTCTACAATATAATGTAAACGACTTTGAATTAAACATTCAAGACTTGCACTGCCAACACCTACCGATTCTTTACCTTCCGAATTAATCATTCGTATAGTAGAATCAACCGGAACAGCTTCAATCTTAATTGTTATATAATCTTCTTCATTTCGAGGAATACGAATCCAAAGTGTACCATCTTCAAACGTAGTAGGAATTTCGCTTGTAACTTCAATTTGATTAATACTGTTGCTACGAACATGATTATTATGTTCTACAACAATACCATAAATCTCATTAATAGCATCTACAATACGTTTGTTATCAGTAACAAGTTCTTCAGAAGTTTTATCTTGCTTATTAATAAGCAAACCTTGAAGTTCTTGAGCTTTTTGTTTTAATTTCTCAATATCACTTGCGGCTGTTGGTAAACCAACTTGTGCGGCAGTAACTCTATGAGGATTATCATAATTACGAATATGAGCATTGAAATTATCTTTGTCATTCTCGTAATCTTCTTTATCAAGTTTCTTGTTTATAGCAGCCCAAACATCTTGAAACTTTTTATTAACTTCTGTAACATGATTGTTAATCCAAACATTCAACTGTTTGAACCAACCTTTAACCCTATTTTCAAGAGCATCAATGTACTCTTTTTGAGGTCGAGATACAGGTTTATCCATATCGGCAGTGTTATCAACATTGCCAAGACCAACTTGTTCTTTTGTTACCTCATGAGGATTAAACTTATTATTAATATGTTCAAATAAAAGTTTTGTAAGTTGTTCAACAGGATTTAAGTCCTCAGCTGTAAGCTCACGAACATATACTTGAACATCAAGAATCTCATTAACAGCATCATTAAAATCAAAATTGGTCTTTACATTCGTCCGATAAATCCACCAAGATTTACCTTCATGAACATAAATACCAGTAAGAGTAAATATCTGATTACTTATGATACCTTGTACTGTAATTGTATGTATAGAACGAACAATCGGTACAAGTATATAAAGATATTGTTGAGTTGATTTAACCCACGGAACTTTATATTCATAATGTCCTACATCAATATTTCGAGATTCAAACTCGGTAATCTTTGCAGAACTAATATCAGATTTTTCAGTTAGCTTAAATAGAGCACTATTATCGTAAGCAGTTACATTAGTTAAGTCTATTTCAATCCTCTCCTTTGTCCTATATAAATATAGGTGGCCGTTCTTTCGATAGTACATATATAATGTAGGAACTGTTTTAACACCAGCACCTTCACCATCTATTGTACCAATATATTCTCCGGTTTGGCCATTATAAACACTCGGATATACACCATCTTCAAGTACACCAAGCGCTACAACATTTCGAAGATTAATTACTGCCATACCAAGAACAATAACGAAATAAATACTCCAACTACAAAGTTAATAATAATAGGATGAATTTTAAGACCAGTTATTGCTTTTTTTCTTGCAGCTTGAATACCACAAGTAATGATTTGATAAGCTAATGTAATCCATAAACTCATAAACCAAGTAGCAACAGTAGCCTTAAATAAAATACCTACGACAGTAGCAATGACGAAACCAATAATAATATCGTCTTTATGTTCTGAATAATAACCACTTAAAAAAGTAATTATTTTATTCCATATTCTCTTTATCATAATACTAATCGTATTTATTGTTATATGACGATTAATAATAATAATGGTGCAACTTGTATGGCTCGGCCTGCGGCCTCGCTCCCCGGTGGGGCAAGAGGTTGCACGCCCATTTGTCACATAACATTAGCATCATTAAGAGAATAACTCCTAACACCACAATTAATAGCATTAGGAGTTATCCTTGTGGTTACATTTTTAACAAATCAATTTCTTACTTAATGAGTGCCAATACCCCTTCAAGTGCAGTAATTGCAGAAGTTTTAGTATTGTCAATAGCAATAAATTGAGTAACCTGCAAACCCTCTGTATGTAAATTAAAGGGATGTGTGAAATCAGCACGAGAAGTAATTACATAAGTGTCATACATAACACCCTCGGTAGCTGTAAAAATATCACCATAAACACGGTCATATTCCTTGAAATTAGGATTATAACCTACACCAGCAACATCTGCTTCTTTCTCAAGTTTAGCAACTTGGTCATAAGTACCAACCGGAGTTTGATTCTCAGTACCCTCTTCAAGCGTAGCACGAAGAATACCATCAAACGTTACATAATACTCAAAACCTGCGGCGCCAGTGAACGTAACACTTGCTTCGGTGAAATCATCAATCATAATGCTATTAGCACCAAAACGAGCATTAATCTTAGTTAAAGTCTTTTTAACTTCAACTTTCAGACGAGCAATAATATCAGCACTTGCTTCGTCAATTCCGTTGATAGTTACGCTAGCATTGTAAACTTCCAGAGGATAACCACCAAAAGAATTAATAGGCTTGCACGAGATGATAACCTCAGCATCGAAACCTTGATAACCAATACCACGATTAGCTACGAGATTCGTAAACTTATACGTTTTACCAGCAGGAGCAAGATACTCTTCCTTATGTTGCTTCGACCACTTAGGATTAATCCAAACGCCGCGTTTAACCTTGCCATCACCAAGACCAAGAACAAACTGCAACATCTCATCATCCTTGACATCCGAAGCAGCTGCAACGACTTTACCAGCCGAATTAAGAAGAACAGCTTGTCCGCGAGTCAGCTTGCTAACATCATTATTAGCAAGTGTTGTCAGAAAATCATTTGCGACAATTACACTTTTCATTTTCTATTCTAAATTTGATTGTTGTTTAACAGCACTAAAACTGTCATCTTTAAGAACAAGAAGAATATCGCTAACTACACTATCTATGAAATCAGGTGTAACTTCCATATCTGACATTTGGTTAATATCAATATTAAAAAGACGTGGCTTCTTAATATATGAAATCTTAACCGCATCAACACAAAAATCATCACCGTAATAAACAAACAGCCTATCATCAACAAGCTCACTTATTGGATTAAGATGTCTGTTTTTATTACCATAGAAGTTATTTAGAGTAGCTCGAATATTTTCGGTAGCAATTAAATCATTTTCAGAAAACTTATTTCCTATATTTACGAACTCGTCATAAGTAGTATTATAAGTAATAACAGGAATGTCTATATCATTAACTTTCAATGCAATTTCATCTTTTGCATTAGAAGTAATAATAATACAATCTTTATAATAACGACCAATCAGATTCTCCCAATAAACATTATATTCATTAGAAAGAGCTTGACGTAATCTATCACAAGTCAAACCTGCGATTTCATACAAATCAATCTTATCTGAATCACTATCATAAAGAGAAAGAATATCTGAAATATCAATCTCATTCCCATTAACAATAATTTGTCCATTAAATTCATCACCAGTTAAAGCGATTTTAGACAAATCAATTAGATGATAATATAAATTCTTAACTTCATCATCAGGATAAACTTCATGTAAATTCTCAACAAGTCGAGCTTTGCCATAAGTTAATCGAGAAGTAGAAGAAATAAGTTTTAGATAATCACCTGGAAGAATAACGAAAGCTCTATTTGGATAATCCGCATCTTGCTTATCACGTTTAAGTTTAAGCCACGGTGTTTCACGTTTTAATGATTGAATATCATCTACACGTTTTTTACTATCTTCAAGACCTTCGCCTTTATAATTAGTTTTCCTATTTGATTTAGTTTGTATATATTTAACGGCAGCTCGATTCAGCATCATATCAATAAACTGAGGAGCAATACTCCGATGTCTATTAGATGTTATCTGCTGTATTCGTTGCTCTATTTCGATGTGTAACTCTTTTACCGTTTCATACATGACTAACCTTTCAAACTACGATACTTCGCGTTCCACTCGGCAACAATACCTTTGTTGTTATCATTCGAGAAATACGAGATAGCATCATTAATATTATTACCAATAACATTTTCCGGATTAGAAGCATCGACAATGATAGAACTATTTGGAAGTTGTCGAATAATATTCATCCAAAGATAAATAGTAATCTTAGCTTTCATTTCCAGATGTTTATCATCAACAATACTAATAAACTTCTGTGGGTCACTGTCAATAAGTTCAAGAAGAACAGATTGCTTATCATCGGCAGTCATTGCCATAAATTCCGAATAATCGCCTACGCTACCTGTCGATACAACAACATTGTCGATAAGTGCGCTATTCGGATTATTAATAAGTTCTGTATATTTCTTGAGAGCATCAGTGCGAAGTTTCGTCCGAGCAGCTTTGAGTGCTTTACGCTCACTATCCGAAGTAAGATAAAATTGAATATTGACGCTCTTATTAATGTCTTCAACCTTATTAGCAACTTTGCTACTTAAAAGGCAATATCTCCAACTAATATAATCGGGAATATTAACAAAAGTAACATACTTATAAAGTTCCGTTTCATCAAGTTCCTTAATCCGTTTCAGAACAATAGATTCAAGTTCCGAACCAGTTTCATTCTTAATCTTATCAGCTTTTTTAAGTTTACCGATAAGTTCGTCGATATTACTTTTCAGAGCAGGATTACCTAAATCTAAAACGTAAGAAGTATCGAACTCTAAGCCATGAACAGGAATCTCAAGAAGGAAATCATTTAAGTATGTAGTGATTCGTTCTTGCCAAGAACTATCAATAGGAGATACACCAACAACAGTAGGAAGAAGAACTCGCATTTCCTCACTACGGCTCAGCAATTCATTAACAGGACGAATAGCAGAACCAAGACGAAGAAAGTCAGTTTTGAAAGCATCTTTATTCCGAAGTTCAAAAGAAGAAGGATTGTTCCTCCATTCAATACGAACTGAACGATTAACTTTAATCATATTTTTAACATTTTAAGTTATTCAATCTTTTATATGTTAATGAGTAGTAATAACCTTTCGATTATTACTACTCAAATTGGGTGTTTAGTTCAGAGCTAAATCAAGCCAGAACGAAGTAGTAGGATTATCAATATTGATACCCTGCGAACCAAGAACTTCATAAGAAGCAATATCTTTCGTATCCGACAGTTGAGTACCACTTGCAAGTCCCCACGAAGCAGGCAGTTCAGCCATACCTTTATAGACACCTACTTTATACTCACGACCCTCTTCACAAACAAACTTAATATTACGTTCACCATTCGAACCCATAGTATGGTCAAGGAATACAGCACTATAAGAAGTAATAGGCAGACCTTGATACATATTACCGGCTTCACGGTCACGACGAGCACGAATACCGTGGTCAAACATATCAACAATCTTGACAGTAAGAATCTTACCATTAAACATCTTATAACGGTTAAAATACTTACCATAAGACATCATTTCACCATCGCTCTTAATCTCGTTATCACCAAGAGTTACAAAGTAATTCTTAAGACGAGCATCATAGTAAATAGCATCATTGAACATTCGTGCAAAACCTTTACCGCAATAAAGAACAAGTTCCTCAACGGTAGAATCAATACGATTGTCAAAGATACGAGTAATGATACGGTCGAAACGATTAAGTGTCAGAACAGAATACGTTTCATAATTACCAACGGCCTTGAGAATATCAAGAACACCAGCACCACGAGGAATTGCCTCACCAGTCTTTTCATCTTTTAAGTGGATAATACCATTCGAATCGCGGTTGTACTCCGAGAACCACAAGTCCTCTTCGAGCATCTCGCGTCGCATGATTTCCCACATCTTCATTTCGTAAGGCATCCAAAGACTACGCTCACCACCTGATGCAGTATCAAAGGCAATATTAACAACCTTATTACCCATGTTACCAGCAATCTCTTTCGAGAAACGGTAGTAACCATACTGGTTAGTTGCCTTGCTGAACGACTGGTTATTCGAGCGGTTTCCGTCAGACTTGCTACCCGGAATAGTCGAAGCACCTAATGCCCAAATAGCACCACTAATGAAGTCTTTTGCAACAGCATCAGCCGAGATAGGAGCACCTGACATATTGGTAAAACGATAAACGTATCCACCAGTCGAAGTAGCAATACCCTCATTCTGAATACGCCATTGCATACCAGACGGAGCAATAGCCGTGTGCTGATAAATAAACCAATTATCCTCCATTTCAACCTCAACAGTTCCATAAGGCTGAATAGCAGTTTTATCAGATACCAGCTTTTTCAGACGAGAAGTAACACGCTGACGAGGAGCAATTTCCCAAGTATATTGAGTATCACCACCATTCAGCTTAACTTTTGTTGTAACAGCACCTTGACCCTCAGTAAGAGTAAGAAGAGGATACTTGTCACTATCCTTACCCCAAAGATAAGTAAGATTACGATTAAGTTTAACAGGGTCAATCAAATCAAAATTCAGAAGCATATTAGCATCTGTATATTGATTCGAGTCAAATTTTACAGTTCCAATTTCACGCATTGTAAATTAGATTTTTGGTTAAGTTATTATTATAAGGCAAGAACATTTGCTTTATTTAATAGGTAAAACAATTTTATCATCCTTTGCAGTCTTTTGAATTCTGGGATTACCATTGTTTTTACCAGTCTTACTTGCTAATGAACGAAGACGTTTAACTTCTTTTTTAGCAAGTTCAGCTTTAATCAGTTGGTCAACTCCACCGTCAAGATTCATAATAAATCGCATAGCCAATTCAGCAGGATTAGAAAGACGATTAATTTCATCAATCTGTGCTTGACTATAAACCATTCCATTAATCTCTTGAACAGGACGAGAGAAATAATCAAATAACTCTTGACGAGAAACAAGTTTCTCACCATCAGTTGTCTTAATTCTCAGACCTTCTTTCGGAAGAGCGTATTCTCCAATCTGACCTTTAACAACAATTAAATCATAAAGACTACCCGGTGCATTATGAACTTTGACAGTACCGTCATCTTCATAAGAAACACCAAAGTATTTAATTTCCTTTTCAAGTTCAGCCTGTATTTCTTTGGCCTCACGTTCACGAATTGCTTTAATCTCACTCTCTTGAGTTTTACGCAACCAGTTAAGACTTTCAGTTGCATCATCTTTAAGAGTATTATTTGCTTTTGCAAACTCAACAATTCGTTTGGCACGTTCCGGGGAAGTACCTTTTTGAATTTCAGCTTTATAGATTAAATCAGCAAGTAAGTTATCATCATCTTTGATTTCAACTTTGCTATAATCTACATTTGCCGAATAACCTTCGATTGTACCGAACTTACTCTTATATTCAACAAGAGCTGCAATATCAGGATTGTTAGCTAAAAACTCATTAAAACCTTTTGCAAAACCCTCTCGTTCACCAAGAGCTTTTACAGCAGCTTCACGTTTAGCAAAACCCTCAATCGTAGGTTCAAACTTAACAGGTTCACCTTTCTCATCTTTAATAACAATGCCACTGGCTTTTGAAATAGCTTCGATATAATCACCGTCTAATTCATTAGCACCTTCATCAGACATTGCATCAATCTGTTCTTTTGTAAACTTAATTTCACCGTTATCATCTACGGCGTTTCCGTTATCATCAAGTGTGTAAAGAGTACCATCAATTTCTACTTGTTCCGGTTCAGTTTTTTCTTCGCCATTACCAGTAGAACCATCCTTATCACCTTCTTCTTCAGCTTTCTTACGAGCAGCTTCCTCTTCAGCTTTACGTCGTTCTTCAGCTTCTTGAGCTTCTTTAGCTTCCTTAGCTTTACGTTCTTCTAATTCTTTACGAAGACGTTCTTGTTTTTGCTCCTGAGTTTCATCATCAGGTATAACAACTTTTTCAACAGCCATATTAATATTTATTTATAGTTGAATATTATTACATGAACAAAGATATACT